ATGGCTTGTAAAAAGAAAGCTCGTCAGGGTGGTGAAGTCGATAAGAAAGACAAACCTAAAATGCGTCAAGGCGGTAGTGTTGGAGGCAAGATGAAAAGAAAGAAGACGAGCACTAAAAAGTGATTGAAAACCAGGGGAAGGTGCTGATCGCCTTCCCCATTTTAGTAACATAACAACAATATATGATGAGCAACAATTTTATTAGTAAAGGGCAAGGGAATGTCTGTGTGACGTTTGTGAAGTATTATCCTGTTTTGATGCAGGTTATTATGTTAGCCAGCATTTTTGATGAGTTTTATCCTTTTAGTATCACTAATTGGCTGTATCCGATATTAGGTCATTCTCTATCATGGGACCTATTTCTCTTGGCTTTTTCAAGAATGTTCAGGTTTTGTATATGGCATAGGTTATTGATCTATAGCATGATTTTTAATATCTGTGTAGAATGGGTTACGGTTAATATTGAGATGCCTATTGAACACAATATCGTAGTGTGGTCAGTTATGGCTGTTACTCTTCTGATAATCATTGCCTCTATTGTTTTTAGATTTAGAACAGGGTGTTTTGAAAATGAAAGAAATTCTGACAGAGACGCTGCGTAAAAGCGGTGCGGCGGTATGCGATAAGATAAAGGAGATGTTTTTAAGCGGGGAATGCGATCATCTTACAGCCAACGATCTTGAGACATGGACGCAGCTTGCTAATCCGGCTAAGTATTATACCGGAGAAGAGGCTGTTTCTTATCTTAATGTAACTTCTAAAAGATTTTATGAATATCGGAAGGCGAAGTTAGTTCCTGATCCGGTTAAGATAAAGGGATTTCCTAAACCTTTATATACGAAAGTTATGTTGGATGAGGCTATAAAAACCATATCCGGCATGAGTGAAAGAGATATTTATATGAGGATCTTGAATGCTAAATCAAGAGAATCAAGAGCAAAAGAAAGGAGGGGAGTATGATTACGAATTATTTGTTTATTTTATCAATAATGATTATGTTTGCAATGTAAATAGTTAAAATGAAATTCGTTGAAAGACATATGGTTAAAGATAACCGGTTTGAGGATATTTGCCTCAAATCCGGCTTGTTATACAATTATGTCCTTTACAACATCCGTCAAGGGATATTTTCAGGTAACTATATAAAAGAATTTGAGTTTTCAAACAAACTTTGTAAAGAAGACCAATTCGATTTCAGGAATTTGCCTAATCACGTTTCACAGCAGGTGATTAAACAGGTATTTAAAAACATAAAATCCTGGATGAGATTAAAGAAAGATTTTGAAAAGAATCCTTCAAAATATGGCAATCATAGACCTCATCTCCCTTCATATAAGAGGGGTAAGAAACAAAACATGGTTGTTTTTACCAACTGTAATTGCAGGGTAAAGGATGATAATCATATTCATTTTGTCAAAGATATAATCAAACCGATCAAAACTAATGTAAAGAAAGATGAATTAAAACAAGTTAGAATCATACCTCAAGCTACCTGTTATGTAGTAGAGGTAGTTTATGAAAGAAAGGAAACTGATCTTGGTTTAGATAAAGACAATTTCCTTTCGATTGATTTAGGATTGAATAATTTATGTTCATGTATTAGTAATGTAGTTAATTCTTTCATTATAAACGGACGGGTTATGAAATCAGTAAATCAGTGGTACAATAAGAAGAAAGCTAAGTTGATGTCTTTTATTGGTGATGTAGGAACTTCAAACAGAATAAGAAGAATTACTTTGTTTCGAAATTGTTGGATAGAAGACAAGTTGCATAAGATCAGCAGATATATTGTAGACTTTTGTAAATCTAACAATATTGGGACAATCATCATCGGATTGAACAAAGAATGGAAAAACGAGATAAATATCGGTAAAAGGAATAACCAACATTTTGTTTCTATTCCTCATTCTAAGTTAATTGATAAGATTGTTTACAAAGCGAATATTTTAGGAATCAATGTTGTTATTCATGAAGAATCCTATACATCAAAGATAGATCATCTTGCTTTTGAACCTCTTAAAAAACAAGATACTTACCTTGGTAAAAGAAAGAAACGTGGATTATTCCAAAGTTCTGTTGGTAAATTAATTAATTCAGATATTAATGGAGCAATTGGAATAGCAAGAAAAGTAATCGGTGATTCTTTTATTGAAAAGATAATCGATAGTGGGTTTGTGTTTAATCCTGTTAGGTTGAATATTTTGTAATAGAAGATTGAATCTAATGAATAAAATGGGTAATTTTAATAACATTACTAATGGTGAATTTGTATCAAGAGTCGTAAACGGTATTCATGCCCTTGACAAAGATTCGCATGTTAGTCGGAGATGGATATTGAATATCGGTAGAACTAAAGCCGAATCTTATACAGCCCAGAGGTGGGATGATGGAACGTTACTTGGCGACCACCGGCTCCTAACTTACGTTACTTGCCTGGAGATGATTGAAGTTGATAAAATAGTTTGCTGCGATGCCGAATTTGCGTTATGTAATACTTTGATGCGGTCAAAGCATAAGCTTCCAGGACTTCTTTATTCTGCCCTTAGACCGGCTATTACTAAGGTGACTAACGTAGATAACACCATATTTTTTAAGTTTGCTGAAATAAAGTCGTATCGTAATGAACAAAAAAGACCGTATGCTAAATACGTTAAAGAACGGCGTCCTTTTTATTATGTAGAAAACGACTATATTTATATACCGGATTTCCATATAGAGCTTATTAACGTAGAGTTCTTTACAACAAGAAGAAAGAAGGCTCTGGAGTTAATGGCTTGTGATCCTACACCTAAAGGGTGCGAGTCTGAATGGGAATACGAATTTATCTGTCCTATCAAGCTAATTGAGTACGTGGTAGCAGAGACGATAAAGGAAGTAGCGTTCAGGCTACAGATTCCTGTTGATGAAAATCCGAATCTTGATTCCAATCAGAAAAGTCAAATTGTTCAGTGATTTTTTTTATTGGGCACCCGGCCATAGCTATGTAGCCACGACTGGGTGTTTTTTTTTGTACTATTTCAATGCAAGAACAGGGTTTCCCCATTTTCTTTTCCATTTATCTCCGAGGTAATTTATCAAAGAATTGTAATCTTTGATAAAACCGTCATCAATAACAGAGGCTATGACGTTCTCTATAGCTATTATGTCATTGAGCTCATCTTTGCTGGCAGTATTCCTTATCCCATCTTCGTGTTTATTAAAAACAATGAAATTAATAGCTTTAGCAACTCTCTTTATATTGTCTTTCAAGTCATTCTTGTTTGGAACTATTTTGCTTATTGCGCTACACATCCTAACGTATGCATCGCCGGCTTCGTTCCGGTTTTCTATCAAACCATCTGTGAGCCAAATGACAACCTCTGCGTAAATTTCTGGATCCATCTCTAATGCAATCATAACAAACAGATATGGATTGACAAACCATTTTTGATCTACTCCTTTTCCTTTTTTGTAGGCAAGGTCTAATTTACCAAGATCCATTACACTGCTGATATTCAGGATATTATCTTTGAGTCCGAGATTTCTCCTACTCAATAAGTCCCTGTCATTCAACTTATTAAAAAGCTCGAAACATCTCTCCCTAAAAGAAGAAGTTAGCATTATTTCGTTAATCCATCTTTCTTTTAACCCTTTTTCTTTTCTTTTTTTGTTCATGGCCGATACGGCGTCTGTTATACATATGTAACCATCTTTAGACATAACAGACACGTTCATTCCTAACAAAACTCGATCTTTTGATTGTAAAACAACATTTGATTTCATAACTTTACTACGATTTTAATTTTGTAAAATATAAGTCTACCTGTCCGTGAGGATCGGTAGACTTTGCAAATATAGAATAGTATTTTGACGCAACAATATATTCTAATGTTAATTATCTGAAATGTATAATTTTAATTTTTGAATTATGAAAAGAACATCAATACAATCACCGTATTTTGCAGCTTACTACCATCGTCTTATGAAGAGAAAGAATGGTTTTAAGAAAGGCATGATAAGAGACAGAGGAGAGATTTTAAGACTGTTGTCTATTATATGGAAAACCGTATCAGAACATTATGTGGAAGCTGATGCCGGTGTTTACGTAGATAACGTAGGATACTTATGCCATGTGCTTATACCGGGGCAGCGCTTTGCCGTCAGGCGGGACCTGGACATCGTGAGCAGGCTCGGCACCAACGGCTACCTCTACAACCACCTGGTTATGGATTTCGCAGACTCCAAAAGATATTACCATTTTGTAATACAAGATAGCTTGAAAAAGAAGTTGAGGGTTAAAATGAATAAAGGATGGAGATACCGATTTATGTACAATGAAATACTTGCTAAAAGAAGGGTGTTTAAAGATTTTCAGATTAAGAGAGTTTTCGAAGATAAAGAATTAGGACATAGAAAGTCGTAGAAAAAAAGTAGCGATCACCCTTTGTAGATACAGGATAATCGCTACTTTTGCATATCCGTCTACCTTCTCAGGCTGGCGGATATAAAAAATCATTCCTATTATGGGAACAAAGGTAAACAATTTTCAAAACAATGCGAAGGATAGTAACATTATTTTGACGTCAGAATCCAACGAAATGGATTTATCTGTAAAATTATCTAAAATTTTTAGCTATAATGGCCATAATGTTTCTTTTATAAAAACTTCTTATGGTATATTATTAAATGCCACACAGATGGCAAAAGCATTCAATAAGAAACCTGCCGAGTATCTAAGGTTGCCGTCTGTAAATCAATTAATTAAGTCAATGGTGGGATTTTCCCACATTTCTGAGAATCAGATAGTTACAACTATGCTTGGAAGTCCTGAAAATGGAGGAGGTACATGGATGTTTGAAGATCTCGCCATAGATTTTGCGAGATGGTTGGATACTGATTTTAGATTATGGTGTAACTCGAAGATAAAAGAATTTTTAACATCAAACTTGGTTTCTATTCCAAATTTTACTGATCCGGCAGAAGCAGCCGAAGAATGGGCTAAGCAGTATCGTAGAGCTCAGCAAGCGGAATCCATTGCTTTGGCTGAACATAAAAGGGCGGAGCAAGAAAGAATGGAAAAAGAAATAGCTGTAAATACGTTAGAAGAAAAGAAAGGGGATATAGAGTTTTCTGAGTCATTTAAAAAGGTGGATCATGAAAACATGTGGCTAATCAGAGATGTGGCGAAGAAGCTTGAGCAGAATGGAATCATCATCGCAGAAAAGAATCTTCGTTTGTTTCTTGAGGAAGTCAAGTTTATGTTCAGAAATGGGCAGGGTAGATGGGAGTTATACAGTGATATTGTCAAAAATAAGTTTGGGTGATTATATACAACTTTACACCAACAATGTTGTAAAACATAAAGTGAAATAGTACGTATCTTATTTTAATCACATAATTTTGTATTATTAAACCGATAAGACAATGATCAAAGGTTACAAATATAGATTAGATCCTACTCCGGAACAGATTGTCCAAATGGAGAAAACATTTGGCTGTTGTAGGTATGTCTATAATTGGGCTCTTGATTTGAAAATTAAAACTTATCAGGGTGAAAAACGATCTATGTCAGCGGTTGACTTATGCAAGCAGCTAACGTTACTTAAAAAAGATGAGAACCATCTTTGGCTAAATGAAGTATCAAATGAGTGCTTGCAACAATCTATCCGCTGTATGGATAGTGCTTTCACCAAATTCTTTAGAGAACACACCGGTTTCCCCAAATTCAAATCCAAGCATAGGAATAAAAATGTTTTTAAGAATGTTAATTCTGTTAAGTTTGATTTTGAAAACAACAGAGTTAAGATTCCTATCATTGGTTGGATAAAGTTCTTTGCCAATCGGTCTTTTGAAGGAAAGATTGGTACGATAACAATATCCAAATCATCAACTGGTAAGTTCTATGCAAGCGTTTTAGTAGATGACGGGATTCCTAATCTTGACAAGTTTATTATTGATTCCGATACGACAGTAGGAATCGATGTAGGGATTAAGGATTACGCTGTCTTATCCAACGGCCAGGTTTTCGGTAATCCGAAACATTTAGAGTCTGCGCAGAAAAGATTAGGATGCTTGCAAAGAAGGATGTCTCGCAAAAAAGGAAGGAAGCAACCGATATAAGAAGGCAAAGCATGATGTTGCTGTTTGTCACGAACGGATTCGAAATCGTAGACAGGATTTCTTACATAAGGTCAGTAAGAAGATAGTAAGTGAGAACCAAACTATTATCATCGAAGACCTTAATGTAGGAGGTATGTTGAAAAATCATTGCCTTGCTAAAGGTATTGCTTCTGCATCATGGGGCGAGTTCTTCAGGATGCTGCAATATAAATCGGATTGGCGCGGTACGAATTTAATTCGGATAGGAAGATTCGAGCCAAGTTCTAAGATGTGCGGATGTGGGTACATACATCGTGATCTTAAGTTATCGGATCGTATTTGGACTTGTCCTGAATGTGGTGCCGTCAATGATCGCGATTTACTTGCGGCTAATAACATTAAAAAATTTGGGTTAGAAAAGCAGAATCTTCTAACCCAAGAAAATATTAACAAGACACCGGTGGTGAACCGGGAAGGGGACGTGGAGTTGTCGACATTGGTCGGAGCGGTGAAACGTCAAAATGTACTGGTTTAAACTAGTATATAATCACCTAAGTTTGGTGTTTATAGATCATATTTTGTTGACAAATATTCTGGGGAAAGAGTTAATCAGCAAACCATCTACATGACTGGTGCCGGATATGAAGTCACACTTAAGGGGATAAAGGAAAAGTGTAGGAGCCTTTTCTTGAAGTACGGCAAGTTTGAAGATCCTAACTTTTGAAAACACAAAATAGGGCGTTATACATATTATTTATATCTTTGTGGAGGTCAGGTTCGTTTCCTGTCCTCCATTTTTTTTAAGAGATGACAGTCGAAAATTATATCATAGAGTTAAAATCGTCTTTAAGATCATTTGACAAGCGTGATCTGATAGATGAGGTATCCATCTACAAATGGGTAGAAATTGCCCTGAAGAAGTTTGGAGGCGATATTACTATGCGCAAAGAAGCGGTAGTGGATGTCAAGCGAGGGCAGGCTCGTATGCCTGGTGATTACTTTGATCTTATTCTGGCTTTTAAATGCGATTTTAAAGGATATGAGGTTCCGGAAGGTGACAAGGTGATATCAGAACTTCAAAATACAATAGCTTGGAAAGAACGTACCGAAAGAAGTTATAGGTGGTGTTCTTGCGATGAATGTTGTAAAGACGAATGCGAGAAAGTGATAGTTGAAAAATTTTATATCAATGTTCATGATCGCGATCATGAAGTTCGTTGCTATTATGACCGGCCGGTAATGTTAGGTCTTGCTAAGCCTATGCTTCGTGATTCTTGTTTGAGTAAATGCCGGAATAAAGTAATAAAGGATAGTCCGTATGAGATAAATATCGTAAACGGATTCCTGTATGCTAATTTCGATGGTCCTATTTACATGCAGTACCGGTCTCTTCCTTTTGACGGAGAATCTAACATAATCATACCAGACACGCCGCAGGGTCTGGTCCTGGATTATGTCGATAATTTTGTGAAGATGAGATTCTTTGAGGAACTGATGTATAATGGAGAAGCACAAGGAGCAGCCGATTTGTTCAAGTTGTATGCACAGCAAGATTTGGTTAAGCTGAAAAATGCTAAGACCGAACTTAAGATGATGGGTATGACATTGAAAGGCATGTACGAACCTCTTAGACGGCGCCGTGCTGAGTTTGAGATATATACTAAGGCGTATCCTGTAATCGATAATATACTTAAATTGGTATGACAGAAGTCGTTATATTCATATACTTGCTTGGTGTTATTGCGTCTATGATTGTTTGGTCAATCAGGCAATTTAAAGGAGATGCGAGTTTGGTAGAGACAATGTACTGCCCGATAGTATTTTTGTTGAGTTGGATATACGTATTCGAAATATTTAAAATGAGATAAAATGTTAGAAGTTAGTGCAAGCGAAATAGTAACCGCCGACAAAATGAGAGGCGTGGGGCCGGCAAACATCCTTTTCACAGCCGGACCGAATCCGGTAGCCGAAGATCGCCGTGGTGTAGCTAAGGTAACGGCTGGTGGAGAGAGTAAGAATGTTACAATCACACAAGCTGCCGGCGAGCAGGTTGTTGTAATTCCTGAGTTCGATTATCTTGTTCTTAGATACGGATGGGAATCGGAAGACGGTTCCGATTTTGATACTGCAACCGGTTTTACTAACACAGGCATATCAAATGTGGATAACAAGTACGTTGGATGGAGTAAGCAGTGGGCCACCACCCAACAACAGGTAGGTGATTACCTTGTTTATGGTGGTGATAACATGCAGTCCGGTCTTGAAGGGGCACTTATTAAGATGAAGACCTTGCTATCAGCGCCGGGCATGGACGAGTCAGAACCTAATATCAATGCTGATATCTATGGTAATTGGTATGGGAATAGAGGGCGAGGAAATGTCGTTGTGTCTTTTACAGCCTACCTTGGAGGAGAGATGGTTAAACAAGGATTTAACTTCATTAACGAAGGTGGTGAGGAGGTTTACTCTGACAGCATCACTACCAACGTTTCGGCTCATGGTGAAACCAATTACCAAAATATAAAAGGTTTGTACACTAAGATGGGTACGATGGTTTATAATAAGGAAAAGCGTGATTGTGTTATTGTTATAGGTTAAGACATGGAAAGCCTTTGGAATAAATACAATAAGATCAAGGAGGTGTTTTACCGAGATTTCGTTTACGATTCCAGTTACACAGAGCAGGCCTCGTGCATCCCACTGTCGTCGGTGAAGGACGGGGTAGGCTGGGTCGGCGACGGAACCATTAACCTGGCTCAGTATCTCCAGTTCCTATACACGGAAATAATTCTTGGCAATAAGACAGAAGATGATGTTCGTAATGCCATACTGGTACTTACTCGCCTTGCCGATACTACTTATGATCTATTTTTTAATAGTAACAAAGGTATTTATTTCAAATTCGAAAAAGGATTTTTCTTAAGAGACGATATCCATAGCGAAGATGCCGATAAGTTCGGTCTTACTAAGATAAGTTCTGGATATACTAATGGTATAGAGTTAAAAGACGAAGATCCATGTTTCTCCCCATTTACTTCACAAGATCAGATCTGGAATCTGGCTCCGATATTAGCTTTCTTATCAGAAAAAGGATTTGAAGAAGCCGGGCAAGCAGGATACGATATTTTTGAGTACGTTATTAGAAACAGACACAAGATATACAATCCTTATTACAGCGCCTTGCTTCATCATTGGACATTTCTTCCTGATATGGACACCGATAAGGTTAAGCCGTGGGATAGGGTTAGTAATCGTAACAAGAATCTTAAATACAAAGTTAAGGTTAAGAGAGGAGCTAATAACTGGTATTTTTCTGGAGGGTTCAGATGGGCTTTTAAGAAGTTCGGAGGCGAGTGCAGTACATTCTGGCATTGCCTATGGTATAAACCATTTATATTTTTAGCAGATAGAGTATATCATCCATATGTATGTAAATGGTTTGGCATTAAAGTCAAAAATAATTCTTACTATTGTCTTGGATCCACAAATGAAAAATCATGGTACGGTCCTGGATTTAATAAGAGGCTGGTTAAGTTCTTTAATAAGTCTTTGGAAGGATCGGAGTTATTTATGCCTCATCTTGTCTTCTTGCAAGAAGCCGAATGCGTTGAAGGAGATAAACTCAGGGCCTTTTTAGATAAATGGGAATGGGATGGTGTTAATTCACCTATTGAGTTTTTGATATTGTGTAACTGGTACAAAATTAAATTCGGAAAATGAAAATCTATTACAATTCTAAGATAGCTAAGTTATTTACGTTCATTGACGGCTACAAAACAATTATGTTATTTGGAGCCGTATTTACCGAACGTGATAGTATATCATTGAGAACCGAATATCATGAGGAGGCGCATTGTAATCAGTATCATACGTTATTTTATTTTGGTATGTTTATATCATTGCTTACAATAGGATTGTGTCTCTTATTCGGTAATGCAGGATGGTGGATGTTATGGCTGTCCCTTATTCCAATATTTTTATACTATACATGGTATTTAATTGAGTACCTGATTAGGTTGTGCATATATCGCGATCATGATAAGGCATATCATAATATCGTATTCGAAAGAGAGGCTTTCGACTTAGAAAAGTATTGGAATAAGCATGATGTTTTGAGGAAGGAGTCGGAAGGGTTTAGTTTCCTCGGTTATTATAGGAAGGAGTATCATTATGAGTAGGAGAAGATATTTTGAGGAACAGAGATCTGGTAATGGAGCTATTTATCATTGTGTGGAAACAGAAATCGAGCCTGGAGATAGAATCAGATTATTTGATTTAATGAATAAAATCAAATCCGATACAATTAGCCAGGATAAGATAAATAGTGTACTGAATCAGCTTAGAGAAGGAACAGCCTTTAATATTCATACTCAGAGTCCAGTTTCTTTTTCGTTTTCAAGCACCTCTACCGGTTACGAACCAATGGCAATATGGATTAGATTTGACCATTATCCTGCTCCAAGTGAACAACAGGGTATTATATACAAGTTTCAGATAAATGATCAGAGGTACGTTTTTATGTTTTCTAATAGATACGATGGAATGAGAGATCTTATTAATAATGCAGATGAAGATGTTGATTGTGTTACTTCTGCAACAGAGAGTAGTATATATCACAATGATTCTTTTTATATATTTGTGTAAATTATGAGGAGGAGATTCGAATATAAAGACAGGGAGCTTGAAGACTTTCTTATAAGGTTTTATCCGGCTGGCAATTACACATGGATAGTTCCTGAAGGCTGTTTTTCCGTAGACGTCTTTTTAGTTGGTGGAGGTGGTAGTGGCAGCTCTGCCGGCGGTGGAGGTGGTTATACCAAGACCTTCAAATCTGATAACAAAGGCTGGAAAGACGGAGAAGCTATTGCTGTAAAACCTGGTCAATCTATTTCTATAACAGTAGGAAAAGGAGGAGCAAAGGTTTATCAAGCCGAACAAAATTCTCCTGGTAAGGATGGTGGTTATTCTCAATTCATGAGTTCGTCTTATAGAGCAAATGGAGGAAAGGGAGCTAATAAGTGGAGGGGATGAGATGGTGGTAGTGCCGGCAGTTCGTCATATACGCAAGATGGTGCTTCGGATGGTGGAGACACCAATGGAGAAGAGTATGGAGTAATCAAAGGTCAAGGTCATACTACCAGAGATTTTGGAGAATCCGGCGGTAAAAGAAATGCCGGTGGCGGAAGTGGAGAAACTAACACTGGGGTAGTATTCCAAGGAGGAATATCTGATTACAGTGAAGGATCTGGCACAGGGGGATCAACAAACGGATCTGGTAAAGGAGGATGAGGTTATGGCGGCGGATGAGGCGGCGTCAGATACTCTATGGTTTATGCCGGAGCCGGCGGTGATGGTACTGTGTTAATTAGGGGTAGAAGATATAAATCGTAAGTAGATGTTATGAGACGAAGATTTGAAAATGTTAATATGGCTATGGGTAATTGTTTCTCTCCTGTAATGGAAGGGAGTCAATTTCAATGGAATAATATTGTAGTTAATAGTCCAGTATATATAACTCCAATAAGAAGAAAGAAATTCAAGATAAGTTTTGGAGAATTTGATTTATCCAAAGTTTTGTCTAATGTATCATCTAATCGTGATATTATAATAAGAGATAAATCTGCATATACATTTCTATTGTTACTTCTGTCTGCTGATCATTCTAAATGCAGTTTGTTTAATAATCATCTAACAGTTAATACCCAGGATTTACCAAGATATATTTTTTACATTGATTCCGAACATGAGGAACTGTATTCATACAAAGACGGGGGTTTAGAAAGTAACGTGACGATAATGGATCCAGTTGATAATTATTTCTATAATTATATTGATATTCAAATAAGAAATTTCAATGATAATCCTATCCCCGATTTTTATGTAGGTGTGGTCGATAAAGTAGGAGACTGAAAATGTATTTCTTTTCTTCACCTACTTTAGAAATCCATGATTAAATCTCTTTTGCTATCTTTGTGACAAACAGTTATAAAATGGCAGCAGAAGATAACAGAAACATAGCGGTTCCTCAAACAGGCATGAATCGCGATCTGCATCCGTCGAGTCTTACGGATCAGCATTATACGTTTGCCTTGAATGCCAACATCGAATCCGAGGACGGTAATGTTGGGATGAGATCTAACGAGCACAGTAATCTTAAATGCATTGATTTCGATGGATTTAAGGTTATTGGTTACAAGAATGATCTTACTTCGGGCAATATCTATTTTTTTATAACAAATCCTGAAACAGGCGTATCTAAGATAACTTATTTCAAGCCTGAATCCGATACAAGTATCTTATCCGATTCCGATATAGAGTCTATGGTAGAAGGATCGGAGTCGTTGTGTTCTGGCATGAAGACCTTGCTGGAAGACAACGAGCAAGATCCGTGCCTTAAGTTCTCTATCTATCATCCTATAAAAACCATAGAAATAAAGACAGAGAAATGTGGGAAATGTATTTACTGGACTGACGATTACAATCCTCCCAGGTATGTTATTGTAGACAAGGCTCTGACTCCTGATGATGAAGGAGATATTTGGTATCATTATCATGGGTATAAGATATGCGATAAAGAATACGATAGGCGCAAGTTCATGCAGGAGAATGGCTGTTTTCTGGCATGTGAGAAACTTAGGGTGTTCCCGCTACTGGATCAGCCATGTGTAGAGCCGGTACAGATAGAGTACGGGGGCAGCCTACGCGCGGGCGTGTACCAGTTTGCTGTGGCTTTGTGCGATGAATTTGGCAACGAGAAAACTAACTATACTTCATTAACTAACCCTGTTCATGTATTTGATGAACAATATATTAGGATTAATGATGGTAAATGGGGAGAAAGGACTAATCTTGGTATAAGACTTAAGGTGTCTAATTTGGATAGGCAAGTTAGTCATTACAAGGTGGCTGTTATTCAAAACACTGTTGGATATAATGGTGAAACACAACCTGTAGTCGATTATTTCATAGAAGGTATTCATCCTATTACAGAGAAGACTATATACTATTATTCTGATCTTAATAATAAGAGGACAACATTTGAACATATTTCTTTAAAAAGAGCCATATATAATACATCGAGAGGAATAGTATCGGTTGGAAACCGTCTTTTGCAGTATGGTCTTACTGCTGAAAAAGAGTGGAATTTACAACCTGTAGTTTCTATTATGGGGCATTTCCTAAAATGGCAGGCATCGGTAGCCCACGAGGATCTGTATAAAGATGGTAATGCTTGTTCGTTGTATGTTGGATACATGAGGAATGAAGTATATCCTTTTTCTATATCATTTAAGACATCTACTGGTTATAAAACTCCAGCGTTTGTTCTTATTCCCCCGCCTTCTGATAAGGCAAGAGAGGAAATGAACAAAGACAGTATCCCATACCAGTCTATAAACGCATATGCTCCGGATTGTTCAGGAGTGGAAAGGAAATATGTATGGCAGTATAGCAATACGGCAGGAGATGGGATATTGATTGACGACGATGCGGTTGTTATAGATGAAGAACAGAAAGAGTGTAATAACCCGGCTACCGTAGGTCAAACTGTTATAGTGGAAAGCAATTTCGCTACTTTTAAAGGGAAATCAAGATTTATTATCGATTATGATGATATTGTAGGAACCCCTATAAATTATTTGTCTGAAAATATAGGTCTTGTAGCTTGTAATAATAAGGAGAATGGAAACAATGAAAGACAGATATGTGATATAGCTACCAAATATAGAGAAGACGGAACACAGGATTATATGGAGCCAATTGATCATATTAGGTTACCAGAAATGGAAGGAGACTGCGAAGTCCCTCATCGTCAAGAATCTATATTGTCAGCTCCAGTTCCTTTGATAACAGGTCTTGTGGAAGATTATATATATAAGGTTCTTAGTGAAATGGAACATGTCTCTACAGATTATCTATACACCACAGGAGGAGAGAATCAGAATAAGTATTCTGTGTTGTTTAACTATGAGACAATGGACTCTTTATCTGAATGGATGGAGGAAGCATTTTTTGGATATAGCGCTGGCAGCATATCAGGTGATGGCAATCAACATCTTTGTTCTGAGTTTTATCCATATTTACAACCTGGATCTGTTTTAAAAACTGTATCTGATGCTATATACGTATTAGATACCATGCCCTGTACATGTGGATGTTATATTGAGAGTTATTGTTCTGATCCTACTGTGTCAAGAACCGATTATAATAACTTTCAAAATTATAATTATCTTCTTGGAAGTTACATCCTTCATATAGATGGATGGAGTCAAAAGATAAATGGTGTAGGGGATTGGAGAGCCGGCAGATCTACCAGTACGGTCATAAACAATCAGTACAGATCTAAGAATGGTCCAAGATATTGTATTGAAAAATTCTGGCCTGAAGCTTCTGAGAAGTTGCAAGATATGATATATAAAAATTCGGATACTGGTATAGATGAAACTGATTGGAAATTTGAAGGGTATGTAAACAATGCTACATTTAACAATCCTACTGGGGATAAGCTTAATATTGGATTCGCATCTGAATTTGTAGTATGGAAATTTGTCAGGAATGTAATGACAAATGCCAGGTTTATCAGAATCAACAGACCAGAAGAGTGGGACATAGAAGGTTATAAAGATGAGAACAAAGTTCTTTATCTTGAAGCTCTTGGAAAGGTAGATGGCATAATGGATGCTGTGTCTACCAATTACGTTCGTGTTTCTTTTTGGAAGGATGTTGAAACATGGTCCCCTCTTGGAATAGTACCAGTTGAATTTGATAGACCTGAGTATGAATCATCTCATTCTGTTATTATTAACATAGCAAAACCAGCTTTCGGAGAAATAAATGAAGAGTTTTTTGATTCTATAGGTCAAAATTATTTTTATGTTACAATAGAATCTCCTATTGTGGCAGTTCCTTGGATAATGACGTTTAGACAAATTCAATTTTGTTCTTATAAAAATTATGATACCCCAGAAGAAGGGGAAGAAGAAGGGAAGAAGCCTTCCCGTGCTATTCTTGGAGTCGCTTTTGCTACGGGTAAAACCATATATCCTTATATTTTTGGTGTAAGAGAAAAAGAAATAAATAAGGTTGATTTGTCTGTTGATTCAATAACATTAAGATCAACAGTCGTATTTGCATCAAAATGTCAGACATGTGGAGATAGGCCCATCAATTGCAAGCCTCGTCCTTATAAATACGGAGATTTTGCATATTGGGAATCATCTGAGAAATATCCTGCTAATTTTGAACTTTATGATAGTAGTAGGATGAAAATAGACACAGGCAGATCTTATGATGATCCAAAAAAATCAGAAGCTTATTCTAATATTATGAATAAGTTAACAGAATATTATGGTGCTCCTTTGTCAGACAAAGATGGATTATCTTATTTCAAGGGCCATTCTTATGGAGGAGTAGATACTTCTACCGTATTTTGCCAACAACCTATACGTCATTACCGGTTCCCGGATAATAAGCATATACCTTTTATGAACAGTGATGAACGTGGATATGACATAGCTTCTGAAATATATCCGGTAGGTATTATGGTAGATGAGAACACCATACAAGTGTTTTTGGATTTTGCGGTGGATTCTGGTTTGATTACGCAACAACAAAGAGATACGATTGTAGGATATGAACTGTATCGTGGAGATAGGAGGCTAAATAGGTCAGTTGTGGCTTCAGGATTAGCCTATGATATGCTTAGATACATAGGAGACGATGGTAATGTAAATATCTATCCTAATTACCCATATAATGACCTATCACAAGATCAATATAATTATACGTCTGGCAAAAGAGACGAGTTTATATCCCATCCTTTCGACAAAGGAGGAAACGTGTGGTATTCATTCTGTTCGCCTGATATTTATTTCAACAAGCCCGAACTTCCAAATGAAGTATGTATAGACGGGTTTCAAAGAGGAATGTCTGTGGGCAGTTTCGTACCTGTCGAAGATCATCCAAAATGGACTATCTTAGGTCCTGCCGCATACACGATGGCTGCGTCACTTGCCGCAGTTGAATCAAGTGCCACAATAGCCGCTATGATAGCAGAAGAGCTTCAGATAAGGGCGCAGTCTGGATACATAGGAGGGTCGGCTGGTCTTACCGGAGGAGGATTCCTAACGAATTTAAGTGTGGCTATGCTGTTTTCTTCAATGGTGTCAACCATCAGTCAAACTCTTGCTAAGGGACCAATATTGTACGGTAAGTACCGTTATGATTGGCTTAATACGTTTATAAACAATGGACCAAGACGTAATCATGCATGGTATTATACTTCTGTAGGATTATATAATTCAATGATAGGTGTAACAGACCAGGATAAGTATGAACGAAATTTTGCTCGTGGTTTATCTTCTGTTAAGTACATGAAGTCCGGTGTATATCCTATGATGGATGCCAGTATGTCATCTAAATGGGGAACCGGTAAAAACGATAATGAGGGACGATTCTTATTTGTTAATAATATAGATCGTGAATCTTCGTTATTTTTATCATTTGGTGATCCAGGTGAAAAGGGAGATGGTAAATCGAAATATTTATTGGAATATCCGAACTATGTCTACAACTACGACAGTAGCCGTATAGATGATTCGGTTATTGCTGGAAGAGATGTTGTAGCAGGAAGAACATTCGAGCAATCCAAATCAGTTTCATACATCTGTTCTCCGTATATGAGGCTTATGCGATATAGGCCGGATCAATATGGTCAAATAGAAGATATAAAATGGATTTCCATAGGTGGATGTGGATTTTTCACTAATGAAAAGAAACTGATGTTCGGTGGCGATACGGTGATAACCAGGTTTTCGTTAAAGAGAAAATTCCCTATTTTTTATAATAGCGCTTTTGGTATTGGAGATATGATACCTTTCCCTTATATGGATTATAGAAATGTCGGATATCCTCGGTATTTTGTCAATTACGACACCGGGGAAGACGCTCTGGAGGTTACGGACAACGAACGTTTTAACAGTTGGACATCTTCTAATAAAGGACGATATCAGTTCTATCCTAATAGAAAAAGCTTATATGAGCTAAATGGTGATACGGCCGGCAAGTACGTTGATGGAAGATTTTACACATGGTTTTATGGTATTCCTCAATTCCTTGTAGAGTCTGAAATAAATTGTAATTTCAGATTAGAGGGACCTCAGCCCCATGAATTATTCTACCCAAAAGTAGGAGATTTTGTTTGGTGGACGCAGGAGAAGAACGTGTCTATACATAGGGATAATGATTACAAGATAAGTCCTATCTACTCATCAAGAATGACGTTGACGCCTAATGTATTGCCGGCAACATACGAACGTCGTTTTTATGATTGTGCTTACCAGCGACCTAATGGTGTTATATGGAGTAGGGCTGACGTATCTGAAAACAGTCAAACAGATCCGTGGCTAACGTACAAGCCTATGGACTATCATGAGTTCCCAACCGGTAATGGGAAACTTATTCACATGAAGCGTATTGAATCTGATCAGATTCTTGTCAGGTTCGAGGACCAGGTTTCGCTCCATAACGCCATAGACGTAATCAAGGAGCGCACCGCCCCAGGGCAGGCTGAGATGGGCACCGGCGGTCTGTTCGCGTCCCGGCCTCTGGAGTACAACACGACCGACCTCGGTTATTCTGGAACCCAGAGCACTGAAATAATTAGTTCAGAATTTGGTCATTTCTGGGTAGACACTAAAAGAGCACAGGTGTTTATGACCGATCCGAACGGGCGAAATCTCAAGGAACTTAGCGTAGGTATCAGACATTGGCTTAAGCGTCATCTTCCGTTTAAGATCCTTAGATACGGAATAACTAATATCTTAACTGGTACTGAGATAACAGAAGAAGATACGGATAATAAATTTATCGGTCTTGGTCTGTCTCTTGGGTGGGATAATAGGTATAAGAGGGTACTTATCACGAAAAAAGATTATATACCTGTTAAGAACCCGGCATATTATAAATATGATGGTGGAAAGTTCTTGTATAATGAAACAGAGGTGTTGTCAAACGATAAGGAAATATCCTTAAAAGACGAACAGTATTTCAAGGATGTGTCGTTCACTATCGGATATTCGTGTCTGAAGCAAGAATGGATATCGTATTACTCATTCTGCCCTGACTATTATATAGAGCAGCAGCAATATTTCCAGACAGGGATAAACTTCCCGGCGTCAGATGAAGAAGGTGGTTTATGGAGCCATTTGCTGACGAATAAGAGCTTCCAAACATTTTATGGAACAACATATCCATTTATATTAGAAGTTCCGATAAAAGAGAAATATAATGGCTCTACGCTGGCTTCTGTAGAATACGAGCTTGATGCAAGGAAATACGTCGATGATGTGAATTACACACTTGACAGAAAAGTGGGTTTGGATACGATAACTATCTACAACGACACAAATAACTCAGGCGAGATCCATCTTGTCCCTGAAGAAAAAAATAATCTTATGCAGCGAGTGCTGTATCCAAAGGTGGAAGGTAATTATACTGAGGTCTTGGATACTGAAGTTTATAGAAGGCATAAGTTGAATGATTTCTTTAACCGAGTTGATGATGATAGGTCGGGAACTCCAATATGGATAAAGGATGATAACGATATAAATAAGTCGGTTAATCCTGATGCTCTTAATTTTAGACGGTCATGGTTGGATAGGCTGAGAGGAAGCTGGATGCTTATGAGGATAAAAAAAGTTATCAGCAACAGGAAGATTATATTCCAGTGGTTAATTTCGGAAGATAAGATTAAGAATAGATGATAACTCATTACCCGATAGCTTACTAAGAATAATGCCATCGGGTAATTTATATAAAACAGATTGCTATGAAACAGGTATCGTATAAAAATGACATATATCCTTACAATATAAGGGTATTGCTTGGGGCAGATGAAGAGTATATAGTTAAGACGTTCGCCAACCTGGAAGTAGAAGATCAGAGCTGGGAGGGGTGGACTGATGATTATGGTGGCAGAACTATTTTCGTAGGAAACCGAACCAATCACAGGAAAGAAATATGTTTCTTGTTTCATTCACTGTCTAATATGGATGTTAGAACCATAGGACACGAATGTCTGCACGGTCTTTCCCTTTATTGTAAGTATCTTAATATTAACTACAGTTTTGACGCCGGAGAAGATGAGCACGCTGCCTATCTAATGGGATGGTTGGTTGACAAGGTTTGTGATGCTTACCACAAATTTAAGAAGGAGGAAGAAAAATGAAAGAAAAAGAATTTGATTTTGTGATATATCCACTAAAGTTGATTATCACCATAGGGTTAGATTACAAAACATTGTGTGATCGTTTTGAGAATGCAGAATTGGATCATGAAGGAGAATGGGGAGATGAAGGCGATTTAGATTCAGAAGTCTCTTTTATGAATCTTGTTCGTGATAAGGGAGATGATAGAGCTTTTAAGTTATTATGGAATTTTCAAAGTGAGAATGATATGACTATACAAAACATATGTCATGAATCATTTCATGCAGCTATGTCGGTATGCCAACATTGTAATATGTCTCTTGGCTTTAAGGTGGGAGAAGATGAACACGCAGCTTACATAGCCGGATTTGTTGGTAATTGCGCAGGTGAAATGTTTGGATTCTTAGAGGAAGAAAAAAATGGCAAAGAAGAATAAATCAGATTGGAAACCCTCAGAAAATATACTAAAATATTTGAAATCGTGGGAAAAGTTTGAGCCTGAATTATATGACGACAAGAAGGGGAATATAACAATCGGGTACGGATTTCATCTTCCTCATCTTCTTAAAAAATACAAGAATGGTATAACAGTAGAAGAGGCCGATAAGGAATTTGAAGGTGTAGTTAATACGTTTGTTCCGGAATTTATACGAAGAACTCCTAATTTCAAAAATCTAAACAATAATCAGAGAGATGCTTTGTTTAGCTTGTTTTACAATACAGGAGGACCAGAGTATTCTAAAAGCCCGATGCTTTTCAAATACCTTAAAGAAGGTGATTATGATAAGGCGGTGAAAGAAATAAATCACAATGAAAACGAGAAAGGTATGGGCGGCCAGAAGAAGCGCCGTGCCTTCGAGCGCCGGGTGTTCTCTACGCCGACAGACCAGCCCTGGACGGTGGATGATGACAGTAACTATGTCCTGATTGAAGACAAGCCTGTAGAGAACGAATCTATAGAAAAAGATACTAATGATTCAAAGTATGAAGACGCTCGTCATGTAGCCGCAAAATACGGTGATACAGGTTATGTAGGTAGAGGATATGACGGAGATAAGGTCAGGGTGTCTGATTCGAATATAAAATCAGTTGGTATATCCAATAACGCTGATCCTGATAAGTGGTATGAATCCGTTAATCCAATATTAGACACTGATCCTATTAGTTTAATAGCCGATTTTATTCCTACTGTGAAACGAATGTTGGATCCTAATAGGGAGCGATCAGGGGAAGATACAGCCACAGATTTTGAAGAAAAAATGTGGAAGGCTTACACTGATGGAGATATAAGTAGATTACCGGCGAGCAAGTATCGTTTTGATGACGATGATGATGATGCTCAGTATGTAGGATTGCCTCAAGAACAAGCTATTTTGATACAATCTTTATTAGATAAAGAGTATATGAACAACATGCTTGATGAGGCATATAAGGACGCTGATGAAAAAAGTAAACGAAAAATAAGAGATTATAAGAAGGTCCTTGATAAACTAAATAAAAATATATTTGAAAATCCAGGAAAATGGATTTTAGTAAATGAAGGTGTAAGTCCATTTAGAGAAGAGGTATATGGTGACAATTTTGAAAAAGTAAACGAAGCTTCCGGATTAGGTGCGTTGAAGAATTTCAGTGTAAGATGGGATCCGGATGCTGGTATGTTGGATGTGAAGGATGATTATGATTTTAGCCGAAAAAAGATAGCGGAAGACATCATACCGGAAAGGGATGTTCCTCTTAGAATAAGGGAACGCATCAAATACGATCCTAAGAAAGGTAGTGTTCTTCGAAATAATGACAAGGCTTTACCTAAAAGGTTTGTAAGGAAATACGAAGAAGGTGGTGTTGTAAATAAACAACGTGAAGCATACGAATACTTTACTAATAAGCGCGGCATGTCCAAGATACAGGCGCTTGCTATCATAGGTAATCTCATGGCTGAATCCGGTCTTAAAGATGACATATACGGAGACAACAGAACATCATACGGCATACAGCAATGGCATAATGAGCGTATGGATAAGCTATTCAAGCACGCCAAAAAGAAAGGTCATTCTACACCAACATTCAAAGACCAACTTGAGTTTTTAGCTGATGAATACGAAGGGAAAACCGGATATTCTAATTTCTTATACACAAGAAAAGGAAAAGAAGGACCAGGGTATTACAACTACAGCCGGCAGGACTTTATGAACGCCGATAACCTGAAAGATGCTGTAGTAGCTTGGAACCAAGGAGCAGGACGTCCTCATAAGAGTGTTATAAGAAACGATGACCGTTATAATTATGCTATGGAGGTTGCTAAAAATCTTGGTTTGGAAATTGAAGAAAATTCCGTATCTTCGTATGGTCAAATGGGATTCGGAGATGATGCTGAAATAGCAGCATCGGTAACACTTCCAGAGGTAGAAGTGGCAGCCGCCCTTCCTAACCCGGAAGTCCCGTCCCAGGAGAGACAGTCCGAGGAAGAGAGATTCCGTACATGGACTGAAACGTATGGTAAGGACATCATAAATCATTTACTGACGTTAGACGGGAAAAAGGATGGTGATGACAGTGATTACAGCATGATGTATAAACAGCATGAAAAAGAAAGCGAAGAGGATAAGAAAATGGCTTTGATTAATGCCGTGCTTCCCAATATTCAGCTTCGCATTAAAGGCGTCACCGATAATTAGAACAATATTATTTTATTTCCTCATATTAATAAAGCGAAGCCGGATTTGAGACTCGTTACACGGATACCGAAGGTTGAAGAACGTCATCAAGATAATCCGGCTTTTCTGTGCGATTTCGTGAAGGATGGAACTATCATCGCCTTTGTTTAACAGAACAGACCTACGTACTTCCACTGTCCTGACAGGCATGGACGCCCGTCTCGCCTACCAGCCTGCCTAATTCTCCACTGGCTACCTAATATAATTATTAACGTCACTCCATCACCTATCTCCCTTCAGTCGATAGGTTCAGTCGTTTTTAAATATTATAAGTTTTTTCGCATCGTTCCCTTCGGTCACGATACTCAATCTTTTAACACAATTAGGCAAACAATACAATAGACGAAAAAAGTAATTTGTCAATCCGTTCACTCACTTAACTCCCTTCGGTCGTTAAGTTCATTCACTGCAAACAATTATATGAATAAATGGTAAAGTATATAAAATAATATAAATAATATAATGAGTAAGATCATTAAAAATGGTCTTAATATTAAGGAAAACGGAGACTATTTATAGGCGTAGTTTTAATTCAAGATTTGTTGTCCCACTCCTGACGGTCAGACGGTTACGTTCAGGGTCATTTTCCCGTCTCTTATCCAAACCGTCATAAAATAAAAAACCTTGTATCCTATTTCTCTCAAACCGGATACAAGGCAGTGCATTTTCTTCTTTTTATGTAAAATCATATATTTGCACTAAAAAACAAAAACAATATGGAGACAAAAATAACTGAAATAATGAATCCTCACAAGTTACACGACAAGCTCTTCAAGAAAGAGCAGGTCTCTCCGATAGAAGTTATATACAATAGCTTCAGCAACTTAGGGTATAATGTAGTACGCCGTCCATCTGGTCAGTGTTTAGGCAATTTGAGATATTTTAATCTATTTTATGATAAGCATACTCATCATTTCTATCAGAAAGACAGGAAGTTGAGATATTGTAGCAACTTTCTCATATCTGATTACTGGAAAGATAGAGTGCGATGTTTCATAGTTTGGAACTTTGGATTTGGGAGATTCTTTCCATATAATGACTTTATTGAAGCTATGGTTTATGACTATCTTCGATATGGGAGAAAGTCAGTTCCTTATCTTAAAAGCGTGCAAGAGGCTGAAGAAAAGTGTGTAAGGTTCTATATCCGGTCTCAGATAGACATGCTTCGTAAGGAAGGATATGCTGCATACCGGGCTAAGTTTAAGGAAGAACGTCCTCAGTATTTCATCGGAGACGATAGGACGGTGTTTAGATGCCTTGACAGCTCTTTAAAAAGAGAAGAGAAGATTGCTGCATGCGTAGCCCACAAAAGGGCTTTAAAAGAAGGGATAATGACTTCCTTCATCAATCACCTTAAGAAACATCCTACCACTTTATATTCGTGGTTTTCATCAGAGGTAGATAGCGAAGGAAAGAATAGGCTCTGTCTATCTGAAAAGGCTGTTTCGTATTTGAATAAGAGACTGGTTCGCAATGGGTTAAAGTCTCTTTCTGCATCATATCTTTTTAGAACGTTTAGAAAAATGGTGAAGATCTTGTTCGGTTTCAATGTCAGGTCGTTCTTGAATAGCTGTCTGATGTCTGTTTCAACAGAAGAGGTTTTAACCAAATCTATGAAGAAAATAGTTTCCAAGACGGTGCTGTTTTTGTACAAGAGAGCGCTTAAGAACTATCGCCGGGCATGCGGTCTTAAGTACGACCCTGATTCGGGCGGTTTGTCTGCCGTACATGATTGATTTTTAAACGTATCCCATAACGTTGGATTTTCTCGTTCGTTTCTCTTATCTTTGTGAAAAAAGATAGTATGAGATTACGAATCATAAAAAATCGTCCGATATTCGCTCCTGGCGGTAGTGTTCAGGATAAGAGACAGGATATTAATGTATCCTCTACTCAGCCTATTCTTGATTATGGAACGCCTGTTAATAAATGGGGTGAATCTGATATTCAGAATATATATATGCCTTCTGATGTGACTTTAGAAACAGATGAGGGGGAGATAAATCCATTTAGTAGTATGCCTACATCCGATCCGTTTTTTGAAAATCATGATGCAGGATATGCAGGATATCTCGCTGATAATAGGGGCATGGTTAAAAACGTAGAGAAATCAGTCGTTGATAATGCAATGAATTTAGGTGGTGTTGATGCTGATTCCTCTAAAGAAAAACGTTCCCAAGATGGTAATCCTCTTGATCCTATGACTATGCCATATTATTCGCCTGATCTTGGAAGTAGGGCTCAAATGTTCGGTACAAGCCTTGGTCGGATAAGAGCCGGTAATAAGATAGGTGCTAATGTGGCTCAAGCCGCCTTGTCTGGTGTTAGTTTAGGATTAGGTCTTACTCGTAATATCATGGGGGCTTCATCTGCTGCATATGCTGCCAGCAGAGACGAGCAGGCTGCAAGGGAAAAACTTGCCAAGGAGCGTCGTCAGCAATTCATCAAGTGGGAACGTGAAGGTGGTGGCGTGAATTTAGGTAACGGTCAGAAGATGGATACGTCTGATATGACCGGCGAATATATTTATCCTCTTCCCAAGTCTATGGAAGATGCTGCGAATGTAGAGATAGAGAAAGGCGAGTACGTGCTGACTCCTGACTCCGTAGGGCCTATGGAAGCCAAAGGGGACAGACATGAAAATGGTGGTACTCCGGTTGATTTGCCAGAGGCTTATATTGTTTCCGATTATCGTAAGATAGATGATGAGTTTGCCTCTTACGTTAGAGAAAATTATGGTATTAAGGCAACGTCAAAAGATACGTATGCTACACTCCTTGATCGATATAAGAAGAAGATTGGTTTGTCTGATAAGTACGAAGATCAGGAGCGTGTATATAAGAGATTAGAGAAAAATGAAGATGTAAAAGACAAAAACACATCTAATCTTAATGCTTCTATTCTTTCCAAGTACGTCAATGAAAACCAGAAAGAGATAGACGAGCTTGAAGCACAATTTCGTTCTTTCGCTGAAATCGTTTATGGCAAACAGGAAGAATCTAAGCGTAACGAGAAGATGGATGCTTTTTTCAGGGATGGCGGGGTTGTTGATCTGAATCAGGTAAAGAAACAAGCTAAGGCTTTTAATATTGCAGAATCAGATGCTAAGAACTGGATATATGACGAGTATGTTAAGCAAACCAGAAAAATGGCTGAAGGTGGACCTACTCAGAAGGAGCTGGAGGAACTTAGAAAGAATGCTATCGGCTACAATAAGCTTATCAATCAGTTATTTGGACGAACTCTTAATATGACTGTATCTGATGTTAGTGGTCGTGAGCAGATTCTTAATCCTGATTCCAGTGTCAATGCCAACCAGAATCTCCAACATAGAAGCAATTTAGGATACGGCAGGGTAAATGATAAGGCGGTATCTAATTTGCTCGACATAAACCGATGGGCTAACAAGTACAATACGGATGGTGATTTTGATACAGAAGGTTTCCAGAAAGGATACAACAGGCAATTAAATGCATTGTGGGCGTTAGCTGATGTAGGCGCTATTACGAATGCTGATGCAGCCAAGAAATTCAGAGATGAATACGGATTCTGGGGCCAGGACGCCGGAAGCTACGGAGGGAATCAGACTTATAATTCATTTGCCGTAGATGATAAGTTTGGTCAGACAACAGCTACTCGTTCTTATTATGGGTTGGACGTTGTTTCGGCAGAGCAAAAAAGATTGTTAAACGAAAAAGGGATAAAGAATTATGTTGACTTATTTGGTGATAAATCTGATGCCGCTAAGAAGATTCTGGGCTCCGATTATAATAAGTTTGTTGCTTTAAGAGATAGTGGGTTAATGCCGGAAATAGACTTCGTTCTTGAGTCTGTTAAACCAGAAATGAAGCCTATTGAGGCCGGTCCCATAGCACCAGGCCTTACACCGCCTAAGATTGGATCTCCTGGAAGGATAGAGGTAAAACCGAAAGCAAGTACGCCTACGACTGCAACCGACACCGATACAGAGGAGGTGGTTGAAGACAACGGACCTAAAGGACAGGGCAGACCGGCGGCGTTCGGTCCTATCTTCCCGGAGATGCTGAGAACGCTCGATACAGGCTTGGAGATAGAAGGTCTGGAAAGACATCAGGCTCCGAGAATAGACCCAGTTCTTCAATCTGCTGATCAGTATATCAACGAGCTCAACCGCGCTACATCGGCTCAGTTAGACGCAGTAGGTGACGTGCCCGACTCCCAGCGGGCTGCTATTCTGGCTAATATGAACGCCATAGCTGGAAGCAATATAGCCAAGTACGTTAATGAAGTAAATTTCAATAACGCAAGGCAAATAAACGAAGCTGATAGATTCAATGAAATGGCTTATGTTCAGACAGATGATAAGAACATAGCAGAAAGGCAACGTTATGAATCTGGGTTGTTGAAAGCTATGGCTATAAGGGATGAAAATCTTGCTCGTTATTATGACAGTATAAACAGCGAGATACAGAATAAGTTTAATGTTCGAACTTCATTAAATACCATAGCATCCATAGCTCCGAATATGAGAATGCTTCCAAGTGGTCAAATTATTTACGTTCAAGGCAATCAGGATGTGATGAATATGGGTGATTATTCTACACCTTATTTGAAGAGCTTGGAGGATGATGAAGAAGATAAATATAAAAAGAGAAGGAGAAATAGCTGATGGCTTCACAATATAGTATTCTAAGGCAATATGCCCCGTATGTTAGTCCTTACAACATAGATCTTGTTAAGGATGTTATGATGTACAAACAGCAGAAGGTTGATGCTGCTCGTGAAAAGATCTATACCCAGGTAGATTATCTTATGGGTCAAGAAATAGATAAGCCTGAAGCCCGTGCTTATATGGAAGATAAGATGTCAGGTGTGATTGCTAACATCAATCAAAAATTCAAAGGCGTGGATCTTTCTTCTGATGGTGTTACGAGAGCCATACAAGGAGAGATCAGTTCGGTGTTAGATGATACGGTCATTAACGCGATTGCCGGAACAAAAGAAGGCAAGAGGGTTATGAAGGAAATAGAATCTATAAAACAGAATCATCCTGAACTTTATTCTCCTATTAATGAATGGCATGCTTTGGATCCTTATTACAAATGGAGGTCGGATGGTAAAGCAGGATCAAGGTTAGGAGGTCTTCATTATTCTCCTTATGTCAATTATACTAAGGAGATAAATAAGCTGGTTAGTGACTTTAGGAAAAATAACGAAGGCAAGAAGATTCAGACAACAGAATATGATGTTAAAGGTAATCCTACTGGTGGTATTATAGAAGTTAATGTAGATGAACTTACAGATTCCCAGATAAGGAATTTTGTGTCTGCTAACTTATCTGAAAATATGAGGAATCAGATGAGAATAGAAGCATCGTACATGGCAGCCACCAATCCGGTGTTCAGTAATCCGGATTTGGTTAGTCAATACATTGGGTCTTATGTAGAAAGATACGATAGGCACATAGGAGCATTGGAAGCAAAAAAGAAATCAGTAGGGGATAATAAGGATATTATTGATCGTATTGACAGTCAGATACAGGAAGCTAAAAATCAGAAAGCCGGAGCCAAGAGGGAGGCAGATATGATAATAGCTTCGTCAGATCCGGTAGCTGCTGCTAATTTTGTTGTCACCAATAATCTTTTCGATAAGATGGTTGATGCATGGAGATACGACAATACAAGTTTTGAAAGGAAGAAAGATGATCTTTATTTTGCAAGGTTGGCAGAGGATAGGGCTCAGCAAAAGTTTTTGACTGATAATGCCAAGTCTATGGTTGAAATATCATTGGCGAATGAGCAGCTTGCTCAGGCTAAGATTGAAACCGAATACATGCGTACTTACGGTTCCAAGATGGGCACTGAAAGCTCATCCGGAGGCACAAGAGGAACAGGCGGTGTAGGAGTGCCGATGGCTCCTATGGACGGGCCTACGGCTATCAATTCTGGAACGGGTAAGATAGGATCTGTTAATTTGGCTAATATCCCTTATGAACAACTCACATCTTCTTCCACAGAGCGTAGAGCAAATTTATTGAAATTATATAATTCATTATCTCCTACAGACAGAAGTAATATCGTTGAAGCATCATACGAAGAAGAAAAAACTGACCCAGGATTGTATGATAATATGACTCCTGAAGAACGGATATATTCTTATTTAAAAAATAATGGAGGTCAGAAAAACGGATATTTCGGACAAGGAAATAACAGATTGTCTGAAGCTTATGATGCTTTACTTCTTTCTGATTCTAAGGCAAATGGAGCTGCAAAGGCTATAAATAACATAACTGATTATCAAATAGATAATATAGTTACTAAAAAAAATAAGGATATTATCAGTAAAGTTCGTAATGCTAAGTTTATGAAAGGAAATTCTTTTATAAATCTTACCGATACAGATGACAAGGCTGGAGCCTTCCTACTCGCCACAGCCATAACAACTGGTGTATCTGATGCCGTAGGGTTCAGAGAATACATGATGGACCCTTCAAGAGGAATAGATATTCTTAGTGCTATATCTCCGTCATTAGGAGCTAAGGTGAGTGCCGGCAAGTTGGGGAAAAACATATCTGATGCTATTACAAGCGAGAATAATGGTTCTTCTACCGGTACATTGGCTCTTATTAATGGAATGAAGAAACTCAATGGCGATCCTGATTTTAATATATCTGATTATATTACCATAGATAAGGATGGTGATATAGATTTAAAAGATTATCAGGAGGGTGAACCATTAACTATTACCCAGCTAAGATATGCTGAGAAAAATAGTAGGGTGTCTGATATGATAGCGGGTCAGATGCAGGACGAGATAAAAATGTCTGTATCTCCCGATCAGATTTCTGATAAGTTATCTCAGTATCATTATCTTGATTCTTACAAAAGATATAATTGGAATGCTGATTCACCGGAAAAGTCTTTACAGAAGGCTCAGTTTAGAAGATTGTCTGGTTACATGGCAGGAAAGGTAAACAATCTGGATCCTACTGCTATTAATACCATCAACATGGACGCCGAGATAGATAATGGCACTGTCAGAAGATTTTTGACTGCTCAAGTAGGATCCGGTAGAGACTCTTATGTTACAGAAAGGGTTGAGATTACGAATGATGAACTTCTTAAGGCAGGTATAGATCCTTCGGTTGAGGAGCGTAATTATCCGGTAGATGGTTACAAATCAAGTTTTGGAACCTGTGATTTTGTAGATACCGGAAAGAAGGAAGGTTATTCTTATGATAAGTATCTTATACGTAATGGTCTTCCCCGTTTGGCTTCTAAGGCTGATGTCAAGAATGATCTTTATGATATAGTAAAAATACATGGTTCTTACCTTAAGCCAGAAGAAATGAATGTTGTTAAAACCCTTGTTGATAATTTTATTGACATGTCTGATAATATATCAGTTCAGTTGGAAGGAATGGATGATAGGGGTTCGAGAGAGGTAGCGGTCAATTTCTATGACAAAAGGACTAAAAATTCTAAAAATCCTGCATTGTTATTCTCGGATTTTGTTCCTTTGGATCCAGGTAATGATGAGTATGCGGATTACTGGAATAACATTCACCAGAAGTGTCCTCAGTATTTCTTTGTAAAATACGTGAAGGAAGCTGTTCAGGAGCGTCTTGATCAGATGAGGGATCCATATATGAGAGGGATGGATATTACGCCCAACAATAACGATAAGTTTAGTAAGTTGAACGATTTTTTGCAAAAGCTTTATGGCAACAGATAGTAATGTAAATAGATATAATCCTGCTGCTAAAACCACTTACGAAGATGTGGCAAGGCAAAGGAAATTAGCCGAAGAAGAAAATTACACTCCGGCTACATTACCAGAGACGACAACGCCTCTGGTTCCTAATTATATGCCGGGAGAGGGCGTGTATGCTCAACCTGAATTTCCAGATTATGCATCAAGGATAGCTGCTGCCCAGTATGAAGAACCGTATATAGCCAAGGAGATAAGCAACAGCTACTCAGAGGCACTGGCCCGCAACAGCTACAGGGGGGCTACACCCGCCCCGCCGCCTCTTAATCCCTATGGACCAAAGGTAAGTATCCGTGAAAGTCATCAGATGGGTAATGATGGGGTATGGCGCACAAAATATCCCAATTATATCCCAGGTATAAATAATGAGGATTATTATGCCAGAAGGCAAAGTGGTTGGAGTAAGTTTTGGAATGGTGTAGGTAAATTTGCCTTAAAGTCTGCATTGTATGGGGCCCAGGGAACTATATCATTACCCGACAAGCTTATTAATATGGCATCTGAGGGAAGTTATAAGGCAGCTTTGAATACGAACATGGATAAGTTTGTTGGTGATCTTGATCAGCGAATAGACATGCTTCTTCCACATTATTACAAGAAAGAAGTAGAAGATTACAATTTTGGTCAGAAGCTTTTTAAGGATACTGGTAATTTTTTATGGAATGACGTCCTTGGCAACGGAATGTCTTTTACCGTAGGAGCCATGATATCAGCATACATGACCGGAGGACTGGGAGTTGGTTCATTAGGTAACATAGGCGCAAAATTAGGTGGAAGAGTCGGAGCTAAGCTGGCAGCAAGACAAGCTGCCAATAGAGGTATAGGAAGTCTCAAAAGTGTGTTTAACGACTATGTAAGGAAAGGAGTTGCTACCGGGAGGAATGTAGGAGAGGCTGCTAAGACCATGACGTTGTTGGCTACCAGTGCCGGCTTTGAGTCATCGGTTGAAGCAAATTCTTTTATGAAACAATCCGAATCCGACTTCAAGGATTATTATCGTAAAATTTATGGTCGTGATCCTAATGCTGAGGAAATGGCTGTTTTTCGTAATTCTAATGCTGATGTAGGTAGTGCGATATTTGCAGCTAATATGGGTATAGTAGGATTGTCCAACTGGCTCTTGTTTGGTAAATACATAGGATTAGGAGGAAAGGCTATACCAGGACTGGAAAAGAAACTTAATAAGCATCTATTTGGATTAGGGACGGAAGTTACAAAGCCAGGAGAGATGGCTATTAAGATAACCAACCCTAACATAGGACAGAAGATAGCTGGTAATGTTTTCAATATCATGAAAAGACCTGTGTCCGAAGGCTTATGGGAAGAAGGGTCTCAAGGTGCTGTCCAGAACACGGCTGAAGAATATGTTAAGTCAAGATATGACAATGTGGCTATGAACGGAGCCGTCGATGTTCTTGATGCTATTTCTGAAGGATTTAAAAAGCAATATACATCTAAAGAAGGGTGGACTGAAATAGGAATCGGTGCTATTATCGGTTCTTTGTTCGGTATGAGGGAAGGCTTCTTTGGAGTGAAAGAGTATAGTAATAGTCGGATATTGCTGGAAAGGCAAGTAAATGAATATAACAAAGCATCTTCTAATCTTAATACGGCGGCTTTGAATACGTTGAAAAAGTCAATGAGTTTAGGGCCTCAAGTTCGTTCCGATGCTCAGTCTATGACCGGCAAGGAGCTTGATGATGCTATGTTTGAAAAGATGTCTATTGACAACCAAATGGGAACCTTAGAGGATTCGGCTGAAAATTTCAGGCAGATGATTGATATGATGCCTATTTCAGAAATAGCCGAAGCTAACGGAATGTCTTTGGAAGAGGCAAAGAAATACAAGGATTCTATTATTGATAATTACAACAATCGTCTTTCTGATTTCAGATCTGCCCAGAGTTTTGCCGAAGATCTTATAGGTGATGACTCTAAGATCGAATTTAGAAAATACGTAGCTCGTAATGCCTTCCTTGGCCTTCAATCAGAATCAAGGATGAAAGACATAGCTTCTGTCATAGAAACGCTTTCGGGGCAGCCTCGCGTGGCGGATGCGCTAAGTACGTTCTCCCGGCTGTCGGGCAGGGCGAGGGAGCGGGCGATGGCTATCCGTGGCATACGATCAAGGATAGAAGAACTTGAATCCGAAATAGAAGATCTTGCCACCCGTCCTCGTAACGTAGATGGAAAAGACCCACAAGCTGAATCTATACAACGAAAAACCAAAGAATTGGAAGATCTTAGAACCAATTACAATAATTCGTTGTCTGAGTTATCAACGTTAATAGGAAAAGAGTTTTCGATAGAAGAGTTGGTAAGTAAAACCGAATCTGTTTTATCATCACCTCTTTCTCCTATAAGCTCACAAGATGTAATAGAGGCTTATGATACGCTCGTGGCTTTTGATGATTATTTCAATGTAAAATCAAGACAAGAAAAGGAGTTTACAGCTAAAGATAAAGCCATGAGATCCTTGGTAAATGAATACCGTAGGAGTTTGATAGACTATAGGAATATGAATAACTTCTTGTCTAAGATGCTTGATAAAAGATTCTTAGCCGAGGAAAACAGAGGATTTTTAAAAGCGTTGTCTTCTTTATGGTCTACTCCTTATAAGGAGGATGACAAGGTTCCTGATTTTGCAGAGCCTAATAAAGTTGGTGAATATGATACTGACGAGGTGGTAGATCAGGCTATGTCAGAAGGTAAGATTTCGGAAGACGAAGCTTGGACTATCAAGGCATTTATGCACGCACTTGATAAAGTAAGAGAAGATAGGGTGAAGGAAGCGGAAGATAATATAAAAGAGTCGCCGCTTACGGAATCTGTATCGGATGAAGATTATGAAGCTGCTATGGATAACCCTATTATGGTTCCAGTCGTGAGGCAGTCTATAATTGATAAATTATATACAGGAAATGCTGATCTTCTTACTGCAAGGGAAAAAGATGTGTATGATAAACACAAACAAGATTTTGATGATTATGTGTCGTCTTTAGGTGACAGTCCTATTAATCTCATAAAATCATTATTCGAAAGGGCTGATAGGCTTACAAGTCCAAGATCTGTGTATGAGGAAAACAAGACCGTTATTGATATGGCTAAATCAAATTTGGAACCAGATCAAAGACAGGAACTTGATGATGCTATTTCTTCGTATGTGGATATAATGAACAGACGGGACAAAGGGGAGAAAGTTGACGAAGATAAGCTTGCCGATTCGGTATTTACCATAGAAGATCTTGGCCAGGTTGGAAACATCACGGATCTTCTTCCTTATATCGAACAAAACAGGATTATTGATAAAGGTCGTATCTCTGAATCTACGTTGAGTAATTTTGGGGAAGATGATGTTAATATAGATTCTCTTGTAAATGAATTAGACGAATCCGATAATACGCCGGGAGCCAACATAGATAGTGCCCAGAATCCAGAGACGTTGATGGTAAGAATAATATCCAATGATGGCAATGAAAGGTATGAAATTGCAGGTCTTAGAGCTGACAAATTTGTATCTTCGATAAAATCATTGGTTCCTATTCAAATAAGTTCTGAAACGAACGCTAATGGCACTAAAAGGTATTCCCTTAACATAGGTGGAGAAACAGCTAATATAATGGAATTGCCTTATCATGCAAGATGGTCTATAGACAAAGAATCGGCTCGTGTTCTTAACCGTTACACAGATGTGTCTATTCAGGACGTGGGTAATTCATATTCTTTGGTTTATAAGCGTCTTGATTCAGACGAATTGGTTCCGTACAGAACAGGTGTTGGATTCGGAGAGAATGAAGTAGATAAAATAGATCAGGAAGCATTATCTTCTTTGAAGAAAGGAGATAAGGTTAATCTTGAGATAGATGCAAATGATACCTATAATCAGTCTCTTTTTGCCGAATACAATGATGCTGTTCAGTCCGGTGATAAAAAAAGAATAGAATCTGCTGAAAATAAGCTGGTATCCAATATGGTTATCAAGGTTATGAGTGGAAACAGATTCGTTTCTGTTGTAAAAGCTGACACAGGGGGCATAGATGGTATAAGTAAAATAAGAAGAACGGCTTTTAACAAGTGGAAGAAGGACGCCGGCCGGTCAGCTACCATCGGCGTCGGCACGCATGTTGTTGCCCAGACCCTTCCTGGAAGACCGGTGTTTAACATGAGAGTAAACGGTCAAGGATATGGTCAGGTAGAAAATCTCCCTATTACCGAAAAAGGAGCTGAAAAAGTATCTGATGTGGGGTATGTCTTAAATGGCAAAGTCGTGCTTAAGAACGGTTCTAAATACACAGGATTCCCATTTGCTTATTCTATATTAAATGACAAGGGGAATAATTACAAAAATGTAAGAGTTCCGGTAGTTGTCATCAAAGGTAAAAACGGTCTTAATTATCTTTTCCCAGTTAGCCTACGTTCTGTGGAATCAGAGGAAGGGCGGAAATGGATGTCTTTTATAGATATGCTGCTTGAATCCGGTGATTCTGAATTGCTACAGATGGGTCAAGATGATATACAAGATCTTAATGCGTATCTAACCAAGTTAGGTCTTGATCCGGCTTCGTATCAAGTATCGTATTTGAATCCTATTTCAGGTCTTAGAAAAGCTCGTGAGGCTATAGAAGAATTATCTACAGTTCCTGATGTTGTTAAGTGGGTAGAAGATGGAAGTAGGAGTGTGAAAGACATTGTGACGTCTGAAGTAGAATCTGGAATAGATTTCGAAGGTGAGATGTTTGTTGCTCCTAAGATCAGGATTCAGTTTGGTAAATCATCTTCCAGACCTAAATCACTTATAGAGGATGATCTTCCTTTCTCTGATGAGGGTAAGACCGTTACTTCTAAAGAAGACGTGGATGTTTATGAAGAGGAAATGCCAGAGGAAGGGGCTGTCCGGGAGACTCAGCCGGCGCCATTAGCTCAGCCGACTCCTGCGGCACAAGCTGCGCGGTCTTTACCTGGCAAGAAGCGTACCTCCAGGAAAAACTTCTCTCTTATGTTAAACGAAATAGAATCTCATATAGAAAAAGAAGGATTGCCGTCTTATGCTAATATTTTTGATTTTATAGCAAGGAAGATTGTAGGAGGTGATTTGAGGTTTCTTCGTGAGAGAGGTAATCCTAAAAGCCTTAAGGAAGAAATGGGATTAGAACCTAAAGGAACAGTAGGTGATAAAATATCCACTCCTTCCAGTAAAGGTGGTAAGACCTTAGAAGAATACGTTTCTTGGCTTCGTTCTCAAACAGATCAGGTGGTGGTTGATTATGTTGGGCCAAGATCTGACGAACAAATTATATCAGAGTTGAAAAACTTTTTGAAATATATTAATTTTGTTCCAAGCAAGGCTTTGAATTATTCTCTTAGAGTCAATGGCATGGATACCCTAAAAGAATATGGCACAAAAGAGGAAGTAGAAAAAATGGAATCTGATATCAATAGTTTGGTTTCTAAAGTTTTGCCTACGGTGGATAATAAAACTGTAGAAGATGTTTCTACTGCAATAAAATCAAACAACTTGCCTGCCATATGGGAGCCCGTGGAAAGCCTTGATATGACAAACGAGGAAAAAATAGAGTTTTTGAATAACGTAGCAGATTTCCTTAGCGGCATACCAGAGTATGATGCTGTCGTGGAGTCTATAGAGTCAGAATCAGATAATATTTTAAATGATGGAAAAGAAGGAAGTGCAGAAGGCGGTGCAGTACGCACTGAGGAAGATGGCGATAAAAAGGGAGATGGAGAAGGCAAAGGACAATCCAGAACAAATGTCGAAGTTGAAAGAAATGTCGAATTACCTGGATCTGAAGAAGGAAGAGTAGATAACTATAGGAAGAACGGAGATAAGTTCTCTGACATTGCTGAAGTTACTTTATGGCTACTTAGAAGGGCTGCCGGCATAACCTCTATCCCGGAAGGAGAAGAGGTTTATGTAGAGGGAGATGAGGTTAATAGTATTATGACCGATATGGAATCAAGGTATGGTATAGACACCATCAATCACTCGCATACGACTAAGGCTATAAGGGACCTTAACGGCGTATCAGGTTATAAAGTAGAATACGGCTTAACCTTTTTGACATACGATCCTTTTATTAGAATATCCAATCTAAGGAAAGGATCTAAGGCTGCGAAAGACGAACCTCGTATATCCGAAGAGTCGCTTACTCACATATCAAGGGTGACAACCCCTTATTTCCTGTACGGCGGCGATGAAGCATATACATCTGTTCCGGCTAAGGTAGAACCTATACCGGAGAAGATAATGGGTCGTAATGGCATTAAATTTGGTATGAGTGTAGTCGAGTTAACCAAATTAGGGTACAAAAAAGCTGGTGGAAACTGGATATATAAATTCTATATGAACTCAGGTGTGTATGATTTGTATAATATCAGTACCGGTGAAGCGTTTAGGGCAAAACCGGATCTTGGAGTTAAGATAAGTTCCAGCGCATTCATCCGTTCTTTATCTCAATCTGGTAGGAAAATACAAAATATGATTAGTAATATGAGCCAGGAAGAGATAGATAGGAATAAGAATCTTGTAGAAGGTTCTGATAATTCGGATTCGATAAATGAGTTAAATAAGGAGTGTTAAGTATGAGAAGGAGATTTTTTTAATGCTGCGGATAATTTTGTGGGAGGATGTTATAATAAGTTATCCAATGAAGATATAAAAAGGCTTGGAGGAAAAAGACCTTATGTATGTCAGTTTAATAAAATTCATATACATATAGGACCTGTATTAAAAGATCATGATTCTGATGTTAGTTACATAATGTTTAATAGTAATTGGAATTATGGTGGTTATGAATCTATGGTTTATAATCATAGCAATAATGGTATTTTTATATTAGGTGAAAACAAAATTGGTAACATAGAAGATCATATACAAGATCTAACATATTGGTACGAATATGATCCAAGCATTAATGAAAATTATTGTTATTTTTATTATGAGGCTAATAACAGCGGAAATGCTATCAAGTTGAATGGTGAGTTTGGTGATACCAGTACTGTTTTCAACATTCCCAGCTTGGAAGTCACCACTCTTCGTGATGGCAGTTTGAGTTTTCCGGAGATTTATATAGAAGGAATTTGGGATCCGTCATTGTATAAGTCGGTTTTATAATTAACTTTGCAAAAAAGTTAATTACAATGGGTGTCAAATGTCAGATAGAAAAAAAGGAAAATGAAATAAAACGGGTTAAGGCTCCTAACGGGGAGCCTTCCGTTCTTTACGAAAGTGCTTTAAAAGTATTAGGAAACAGCGAGCGGGCCCTTCAGGTATGGGCTAAGGCTTACACTCCTGGTTTTTTGTCGTATTACGGTCATTGGAATAACCCGGCTCCAGGGGAGATGTTTAACACCGATCCCAATGGCGAACCTCTTTTAGAAGATGTGCTGTCGTATATGAAGCGTCAGACTTATTTTGCTGATCCTTTAACGGCTCAGGACATTAAGGATGTAAGGGATTTCCTTTTGTCTACTCATTATTTTTTCAATGCGTCTTCATTGTCTAATGCTATTCTCTTCGATTTTTATGTAGATGGCAGTTTGATACTGAATGAGCAGAAATTAAGGAGATCCGGTTTGTATGATGAAACAGAAATAAGTCGTATTTTATCCGATCCTTCTGTTTTAAACGAGGTTTCGACTTCCATGAGAAAGTTAATAGATTCTTCTATTAACGAACATGATAGGGAAAAAGATAATTATTTTATGTCTATTGACTATCAGTATGGTCCTATTGTTTACAAGGAGGGAGTGTTTAACCAATTTGGTAAAAAAGTACCATATAATCCTTCTGAGCTTTATTGGGCTATGGGCAAAACAGTAGCCGGCATAAAAAACTTTTCTGAATTTTCATCTGCTTTTGAATCGTTGAGAAACTCATACCCTGAACTGGTTGAGAAATTCGTTTCTGATAAAGAATTTGCCGAATCTATGTTTGATGAGTTCTCATCTACGAATAAGATTCCGGTAATAAACATAGAAGGGGATGATGTGGTAGAAGGCAAGAGAAGATCCTTGTCTAAGCTACAAGATCTGTCTTATTACAATTCCGGCAAAATAGAGTTCCTAAGAGCTCGTATATCAGCTTATTTACATAGGGCTAATGCCGACACCGAATCCGACTTAAGAAGCATGATATGGGATATAGAAGAGGCTTGTACGTGGTTTGGCATAGATATAATAGGGACATCGGAAACTTATGATGGCACAGAAGAATCTTTGAATAAGATAGATAATTTGATGCTGGATCTTGATATTTATGTGGCCAGGCATAATGATGTAAATTATGCTCCAACGCTGGCATCTTCTATAGATGATGTTCTTGGTGATAGCACAGATTATTATTTTGGATTATTACCGGAGTATATGGATAATTTGAATATCGTTTATTCTGAATCCGATATAGACCCAGTAGAGGCATTTGAGAAACATTCATTGCTTAAGGTAGGAGATAATCTATATCAAAGGATCAGCAAAGATGATATTAACGAGATGTATCAAATATCAACAGTGTTAGCCAAGCACAACCTAACTCATTTTTCTACTAAAATATATCCTGAATCTTGTTTTAAGAACGGCGTTTTGGATAAAGAGAAAGTACGGAACGTAGATAATAATACGCTCATGGATTCCATTAAAAAATACGTCAGATCGTTCATGGATTCTCAGAACACGGAGGACATGATAATGACCAGGATGGCGTTTGGACACCCGGCGGTACTTGACGTTCCTTACGTGGATGTGGATCGGGAGTATAGTCGATACATGAACAAAAAACAAGATAGCGAAAACCCATTATCCTTATTCGATTTATACCAATCTTACCTTGACAACAAACTCCATAAAACAAAATTATATGATAATGCCTATAAGTATCTTGACTTCAAACCTGGTCCATCTTTGGGTCTTATTTCTGATGATCCTGATATTTTGAAATCAATAGAATTATCTTTATCTGGAAAAGACAGGTTGATGTTGTTTGATTATAGCATGACCAGTACCGACCCTTCTTTATCAGAATTGTTTTATTTGGAGAGGTATGACCCTTCGTATGCTGGGAATGATTTTGAACACTATTTTTACACCAGGCACCCGTATTTGTTAAAAGAAAAATCGGGTTCTAATATCGTAGAGCAAGATGGTGTTATAACAGCAGAAGGTATTTATGATAATTTTATAAGAGTAGGTAATAAGATATGGTCTAAAGTAAGCGAGAGTAGTTCCGGCTCTATCTACCAAAATCTGACAGGAACCGAATCGGAGGTGAAATACGATTCTACTCAGAAGGCTAAGACGGTAGAAACTGATTACGCTCCATACCAAAACAGATCTGGCTTGACGCAAGACATGACCGTAAGCAAGTCTGAATTGGATGATCTTAACAAATTGGAATGCAGGTAATTTTTGTATATATATATATATAGTTTTTTCATAGTTATAATTTGGGAAGTGAGGCTTGTGAAAGTCTCACTTTTCTTATATATGCACGTATATCAATAACATACAAGAAAAGTTAGATTTTCATTGTTTATGAATTATTTTTGTTAAGTTTGCAATATTAGTTTCAGGAAGGGATTATGGAAATAAGGAAAAAGTAAGAACCGAACGTAACTAATAACAGTAGGAAATGAGAATCAGTACCATCAAACGTAACAACAGCATTCATCTTATGTATAAAAACATTATGAATGATTTAGGTCAATTAAGAACTGTAGTTTCAAAATCCTATATTTATAATCTGATACAAAATCAAACCGGATTAAGTATCAGAACTATATCCCATGTACTTAACCATACCAAAGAACAGGATACGGATTCTTTGTGAAAAGCATGTATTTTCATACATTTGTTCGTTCTTTAGTTTTAGTAGGGAAAAGTTTTTCATGGTATTTTAGTTTAGATTAGTTGAGGCAGGATTCGCAGTGATGCGGATCCTGTTTTGATTTACAGCGCTTTACCCAAAAAAGGAAAAGCGAAAGTTGCTGATTATCAATTTTTCCCCATAAATGGGGAAAACTACTCGTTGTATATTATATTTCCGTTTTTACTGAAAATCCTTCCATTTTATCGGAAACAAACTCAGCCTTGTTCCACCCTGCAATCATGATCTTTGTTACGTGCTTCATGCACGTATGTTTAACAATTAAATACTATAAAATTATGGGTGGTGATAAAATCGTCCTTTTAGATGGAGCCGGGGCTAACGGTGGTGGTGCAGCCACTAACGGTCTTCTTTCAATGATTCCCGGCATGTTTGCTAATTTGATAGGTGGCAATAAAATGGATCCGAATCTGGTGGCGGCTTTGATGAACGGTCGTAACAACCAGGACGGTTTCGGTGGGGCTAACGGTTGGTGGCTCTGGATAATTGTTTTGTTCTGGCTGTGGGGTGGACGCGGCTTCGGTAACGGTTTTGGAAATGGCGGTGATTGTTGCGCCAATGGTTTGCCGGCTCAGTTGAATAACGATTACGGTCGTGAACTTTTGATGCAGGCAATTCAAGGTAATCGTAGCGCCATAGATCAGATTGCTTCTGCTTTGAACTGTTCTACTACTCAACTTCAGAACGCTATCTGCAACGTACAGGGTGCTATTGATAAAGTAGCTGGTCAGGTAGGTATGACTTCTCAGGCTGTTATCAACGCAGTTCAACAACAAGGTTGTGAAATAGGAAATCAAATCAGCTCTTGCTGCTGCAATCTGAGTTCGTTGATCAATCAAAGCACTTGCCAGACTCAGGGAATGATTACTCAGCAAGGTTTTGATAACCAGCTTCGCACGTTGGAACAAACCAATATCTTGCAGAATGGTCTCAACCAAGGTCTGGCTAACAATCGTGAGCAAGCTACAAGCCAATTCAATATCTTGTCTGCGAAACTTGATGCTCAATCTCAGCAAATTCAGAACGCTTTCTGTGATCTGGAAAAGAGGGAAATGCAGCATACGATCGATTCTTTGCGTGAGCAGAAACAGACGTTGGAATTGTTCACGGCACAGCAAGCTCAAACTCAAAACTCACATTTAAAGGTGATGGTAAAGAATCTTTTTCATTTAACAGAGCACTTGTTGAAAATTTAATTGAGACATTTGAAACCATGCAGGATATATACTCCGATAATTATAGGCTTAAGGTTTATACTGGTAATTGCATAATTCAATTGAACGTAAATCCAAAGGACCCCAGTGAATCCTTTTTTGACGTATATGATAGAGATGAGATGAAATTGATATACGGAATAAAGATCAGTATTCTGAAAGAAATGTTTATCATATGATTACCAAGCAGGACATACAAACAGCAGCATCGTATATTTTCCGAAGCAGTTTTGTCTCGGAGGACCAGGCAAGGAAAGCAATGGTAAAAGCCGGCAATAACGCTACCAAGATCCTCGTCAAGACCTTTAGAGGCAAGTTGTTCAAGAAAGCTTTTGAAAGAGCCCGTAGAGGAAAGGATATCAGTTCTTTTGAAAGACAGGAAAAAGAAAGTGGTTTCAATTTTCTACACAATCCTAATAATGGTCGTATGCAAAGCGGTCATATTATAATAGATGGAATTGGTCTTTTTAAACAAATAATTCATGAAAGGTAAAAAAGTTGATATTCGTTTAGGCAGAGGTCTGGCGAATCAGATTAAGATAAACAAAACCATCCCAGTGTCTCATAAACCAAAAGAAGAACGTCTAATGACTTTTATTTGTGGTGATGATATTGCTTCTCTTATAAAGCGGTTTGAAAACGAATCAAAGTAATATAAAATCGGACATGTATCTTGTCCGATTTTTTTTTTATATTTGCGCTATGGCAAGAGGTTATTATTGGATACCGCAGACAGATGAAACGTTAAATGGCATAAGCTATTACGTGACTAAGGTAGTAGGAGATATAGTGTTTGATACTAAACGAAAAAGAATAGTGTTTCAAACTACCAGGTATTTCCCAGTAGGCTCCGTATTCCATTTTACTCACAACTGCTTTAAATACGTCATAACCTGCCGACTTCGTAAGCCGGGGCTTTGGTTTGAAGCCAGGAGAGAGGATTCGGGCCCTATTTGCCCTGAAGATATTGAGCGCTTTGAATCGGGAAGGTTTATACACCGAGATGGGTACATGCATTACATATAAGCTGAACTTGACGATTTTTCGTCAGATTATATTTTTTTTTTCATATTATTTTTAAGCCATCAGACTGAGAAGTTAGATGGCTTTATTTTCTATGATATGCTTGATTTTTAACTACCTTTGTCTCATAACAAAAATGTTTTACTATGACATCAACGTGTATTATTAAAAGAGATAATAAAAAGAAAGTTGTTTCTGTCTCTACCAGATCAGGGGACAGGTCTATGTTGTTTGATAAAATAGCATCTGTTCCCCTTATGGAGAATAGGGAACGGGCTACTACTGTTTTTAAAACCGTATTTTCTAATAAGTTCTTAAAGGCTTTTGGTGACTGGAGAAAGAGGGTACCTATTAACAAACAGGCTTATAATAAGGTAAAATCCAATATCGACCTTATTCCGGAAGCCTATAGAGAAAGGGTGCTGGATAAGGCTTCTAAGATGAGCAACCCTATTCTTGTGTCGAAATCAGATGCACCTTATGGGATTCAAGAATCAGGCTTTGGATTCTATAGCCAAGATCTGGGTGATAATATTATGTTGGTGGATGCTATGGTCCCGTCAGGTATTTCCGTACCGGAAGAACCGGGAATAGACGCCGGCCAGTATCTACAAGATGCTATATCTTCAGACTTCACTCCCGTATCTATGGTACAGGATAAGGGTGTTGATTATATGGTTATAAAAGACGGTCTTAAGATATTTAGCCCAGAAGAGCTACCAGAGGCAGATTCTAATCCTGTGGGTGTAACGTATCAGACTGGAGAGCCTCGTTTGTTTTTCATGAACGATCGTAATCAATTATTTGAAGATTACGGAGAAGCTCTTCGCTCTGGAGGGAATGATATCAGAATAGGATTCTTATCTGGCACCGTTCAAGAATCTGCCTGGGATGGCGTGGCAGACATTACTTACAAGGCTGGAAAGTATGTTCTTAATAATCCCAAGTCTTTTATACCGGTCATGACCGCTTCTGCTTCTACTTCTTTATCAACAAAAGGCGGTATAATTAACTACCTTATAAAGAAAGGTCTTTTGTCAGGATCCAAGATATTCAATCCGGAAACAAGAAGCTATTATCTTACAGGAGAAGGACATGCAGGACAAATTAGACTTTTCAATTCAGCCTTAGCTTATACCGAGCTCCGTAATCATTTTGGTTCCGATGTTTCCATGAACGACCAAGGTATGATAACCATAAGCTCGTTGGATAACAGTAAGGTAACTATGAGGCTCGCCACCGGAGGAACGGAAAGGATTAGCAGGGAGCAGATAAAGAACGATCTTAAGTCAGGAAGATACAATGAATTGGACGCCAAGTACGATCATTTTGATGCGCTTGTAGTTTCATTCATATTAGAAGACAACGATCTTTATGCTGATACTAAAGCTAAGATCGTATCAGATTATAGCAGGCAGGAACGTGACCAACGAAATTCTATTGTAGAGATACTGAAAACGCTTGGCGTTAGTGTCATAGGTATGACCGACTATATAGAGAAGTACCAAACCAAATACGGGCATGAACCTTCTGCTAAGGCATTGGCGGATATTGCCAATAACGTAATAGCAGTTGGTGAAGATGCTACTTTATCTGATTTAGTAGAAGAAACAGCCCACTTCCTTGTAGAGGCATACAGAGATCAGAATGCTGTTGAGGCTGTTCTGCAAGATGTAGAAGGTACGGAAGAGTGGAACCAGTATGCAGGTCAGTATTATAATACATACGGTAAGGTATATGAAGGAGCTGAGCTTGATAATGCTGTTAGGAGAGAAATTCTTGGAAAGATCCTCGCCAGGGAGATGCAGACCGGCACAGCACAGGCGCCGGTAGAGCCCACCTCCTTCCTGGGGCGCGTCCGGCAGCTTCTCTCTGGAATCGTAAGCTGGCTTAAATCAGCTTTATCTACTCAAAGACAAGATTTGAATAACGTTATTAAAAACATTCGTGATCTTGCCATTACTGACATAGATAAAGGATTTGATACCTCTCTGTTAAAGGATAATGACTTTACATTATACTCCCTTTCTTCTATGAACAAGAACAAGTTTCTTGAGTCTAAGATCCGGGCATTAAGAAAAACCTTAAGAGACTTGCGTCAGATAAGCTCTGATAGGGCTGTAACTACGTCTATGACCCTTGCTCAGCTTAAGACTATAGAAGATAAGATAAATAAGGTAGAGACCGAAATAGACAAGAATGAGATGGCGGCTGCCATGAATAGCATGATCTCTACAGCCGAAGCTCAGGTCAGATACTTAAGTAATGTGGTGAACGCCATCCTTCATGGTGATACCGAAGATGGTAAGCTTCACTTCAATACCAATGATCGAAAGAACGTAGATATTATCAACAATCAGGTTCTTCCGATCATGAACGATCTTCGAGGATATATCCGTAACAGAAGTACCGAATTTGATGAACGTGAAAAGCAGGATTATACAAATAGGATCAATACCGTCATTGCCGACATCAATGGTATTCAGTCTGATATTAAATCAGTACAAGACCTTGATGAAAGTACGTTGCTTGATAAGTTAATGAACGAACTTCATGTGCCGGCAGATAAGGTAAAGAGAGTAAAAGAATTTTTTGACAAGGTTCAACACGATGTTTCTTGGATAAGTAGGTGGTTCGGTATATTAGAGCATTCTTCCAGTCCGTTCAATAACGCTCTTGGAGCTATGATTGCCAAAGACAATTACAATGCGATGGTGAATGCCCAGCCCGCCATATCCGACTTCCTGGCATATGCTAAAAAGCATGGTTTTAACAAATCTGAATTTGAAAAACTGCTTCAGAAAGTAGACGGCAAAACTTCTAATTACCTTCGTAGTGCTCTTGATATGGCTAAATATGATCGTAATAAGAAGTTGGCACAGATGCGTGCGTTTGCTACTGCCATGAACATAGAAATATCAGAAGAAGAAATCAATGATGTGGTTGACAATAATCGTAATTACGTATTTAAAAGAGAAGTAGTTGACAAGGACGGAAATACGGTTACTGAAAACGCTAAATTTAAACCATCGTCTGACAGGGTTAATACCGATATTTTTACCATCGAGCAGGAAAAGATCTATACGGAGCAGATGGAAAAGTGGGATGCTGAAAATTCGGAACTGGAATTTAGTGAAAGTTATGCCACAAGAATGGAATCCATATACAAAAAGGCCGAAGAAGAATTAGGGCATCCGGTTTCTCAAACAACTAAAGAGTATCTTAATGCTCTTTCCCGGCAAAAACGGATATTGAGGCAGCCTTTTATTGATAGCGGTGGTAATTTTGATGAGGTTGCTTACTATAAGAGTAGTAACTACGAAGAAGAAGGACTGCTTCGTAAACAACGTAAGGAAGCAGCTTCGGAATACATATATGTTGGTACCAGACGTGTTGAAAAAACCGGAGACCAGCTTAAGATGGCTAAAGAAATACAAGCCATAAATGAAGTTTGGAGAAAAGAATCAAATAATGTCACTAATGCCGTATCAGAATCGTTTTTACAAAAATTGAGAACGATTCAAATCGAGTCAGGAGGAGAAGCTGCGCTGAAGACACTTATGTTGGGAGGGCACCTGTCATTTAACGATCGGTTTTGGAATGACATAGAATCGGAACAGTCGGCACGTACCGAATCAAATAACAAGGCTTCGTATCTCAAAATGGCACAAGACATCATTAGTTCTACGACAAGTGATAGAGATGCGACTGACGTGGATTCCATTGTAAAAGATATAGAAAAAAATAAGGCCATTATCAAGGAAATAATCGGCAACAACCGTGACGTGGCTGACATCGGAGAAATCAATGAAGCGACATTTACCTCATCTGAAAGAGATGCTTTTAGGGCTGCATCCGAAGCTATTGAAGCCGATTACGCTATTTTGATAGATTATGCTAAGATGGTGGGTCTTGAAGATATTGATAAATACCTTACTAAAAGCAGTAAGGCTGAAAACGAAGTCAATCAATCTTATTTAAATGCTCTTGCTGACTCCAAGGAAGTGGAATGGAAGTTTGTGCAACGTCATACTACGGCAAAGAAAGCAAAAAGGATTCAAGCCTTAAGGGATAAACTATTTAAGGCTGCTGATAACCGATATTTGTTTACTGTATCTGAAACCAACTACTTGTCAGAAAAGCTTGGAATAAGCAAAGAATTAGACGGTAGAGATTTTAGGAATGCTGTCAATACTAAGATGGCCAGCTTGTTTTTAAATAACACAAGAGAATCAGGTATAGAAGAGGCTAATGCTATTGTTAATGAATTTGCCAGAAGTCAAGTCTTTTCATATTACAAACGCATGGCTCCTACCGGATATGCGGCTATGCTTGGTAAAATAGGTCGAGGTGAGATAGACGTGGCGCAGATGGTTAAAGACGTACAGAACGGGACATCCACACAAGATTATGGTATGAATATATCGTACCTGTCTTTCGACCCTGCAAGAGCGTGGGTGGCTGAATCTGAAGCTGAAAATAGCGGTCGTAACCCAGATTATGTAAAAGATCATGGGTATGGTTATCGTATGCCCAAGAAGAGCCTGTATCGTGATGAATCGTATTTCAATGACTTCGGCATTAGATATGATGCTGATGGTAATGAGATTGCTACTAAAAACGTAGAGCAATGGAATATGATTCAAAAACTTAAGGAAATAAAAAGACAATCCCTTTCCTTATACAAAGAGCAGAGCCCCAATTTGTATGCTATTCCACAGATATCCAAACAAGATATAGAACGTATGGAGGGATTGGGTATCAACTTCAAAAATACGGTTCGTAATTTTGTATCAGATCTCTGTCTGGACAGAGTAGACGATTCTCTATACGGTAAAACCAGACAAGGGGAAGTATATGATCCAGAAGATAGGATTAGGTCTATACCTAAATACTACATATATGAATTAGAGAACCAAGATGACGTATCTCATGATTTTGGTTATTCTTATTCGATGCTTATGATGCAATCATCGTTATACAACGAAAAGCAGAAGTCTATAGAGCTTGCCCAAGGACTGGAGCAGATGTTACTGAATAAGCAATTTGAAGGCGGTAAGAAAGCTGAGGCAACTCAAGCATACCAGATGTTTAGAGACTTCTTTAATGACCATTATTATGGCATTAGGATGAACACCAAGAAACTTACGGTTAACATCGGTGGATACACGATAGATCTTACAAGAATTATGATGGCCGTTGAAAGGTTTATGTCGGTCATGAACTTAGCGCTGTCCCCGTTTGTGGCAGCTACCGGCGCTCTGACAGGTCATATTAACCTCATCATGGAATCTGCCGTAGGACAATATATAAGCAAAGATTCCCTTAAATATGCATCGGCTGAGTTTTCACGCCTTGCGCCATCTTGTATAGCAGAAACCGGAGACATAGATAGAAAAAGCAAATTATATGTCATAGGTGAGAGAATGGGGATATTCAATATCCGAAATCGTATGTATGGTGCCGGATACAATAGAGTGGCCAGGACCTTAATGCGTTCACCTATGTATGCTTTCATGGAAATCCTGAACTACCCTCTTGATCCGCAGGTTATGATTGCCACTATGGATAACGTGCGATACTATAAAGGTCGGTTCTACACGTTCCAAGATTTCAAGATGGAAAAAGAACGTGGCAAAGAACAGAGCACCATAAAAAGAGAATGGGATGCATTAAAAGATCGTACTTTATGGAGTATGGTAGACGTCGTGGATGGAAAGGTGGTTGTAAAGCCGGGATCGGGTGTTACTGTTGAGGAAGTTGAAACCCAGATGGCTATAACCAGGAATCAAGTCCGTAGCTTGTCGCAGATATGTAACGGATCTTTGAATGAAGAAAACCGAACTGCCGCATCGCGCAACTGGATAGCCAGGTTCATGACCGCCCACCGAGGCTGGCTGGTGCTGGCAGCTCAACGTCTGTGGAAAAGACGTGGCTTCAATTTCCAGACAATGCAAGAAGAGGAAGGGTTGTCAATTACGTTAAAGAATATGATAGCCAAAACATTTAGCCTGGCTTCCGAGTCTGGTATGAAAAACATCATAGATGCCTGGAACGAAAATAAAGACAATATGAATGAGGTAGAAAAAACTAATCTCAAACGCCTCAGTGTCTATGCCGGCACGTTTCTTATCATGCAAGCCGTATCTATGCTTCTTGCCGGATGGCGTGATGATGATGAAAACGAAGAAAGTTGGCTTACTCAATTTGGATCCTATGTCGGATTCAGAACCATAAACGAAATAGCTTCACAGATGCCGTTTATTATGGAGCTTAACGTGGTAGATATCATTAACGACCCGTTTGTCATGGGGCGGAAGTTGAAGGATCTTACTGATCTTAGGAATTACTCACTTGATAAAGTAACATCCGGCACATACAAAGGAGAGTCTAAGTTATTTAGGCAACTCGCCAAACAGACGTTTATCAAACAATGGTATAATATCAAGACGCCGGAAGACGTAGCGCGCGCCTATAATTGGTGGCAGCAGACGAACAACAAGTCAATGATGTTCTTCATCGGCGCTACTCCTGATTCGGAAGGAGACGATGATGTTAGTTACAAATAGACGAAGAATATCGGACTTGCATTGTTTTTGTATGATTCCAATATGTTATATTAGCATCGTCAAAGAGTAGACTATACGTTTTTGTTCTTACTTGGAAGATTATGTAGGTTTAATTTTTTCTGAAATTGTTTTCTTACCGGTTCTCAGTCAGAGATGATAGAGAACCGGTTTCTTTTATGTTGTCAATTATTGCTATCTTGCAAACAAAAAAGAATCATGAGAAGAAGATTTGAAAATAATGTTAAACTATATGAGTATAAGATAGTTAGCAATTGTATAGGGGGGGGGGTAATAGTAGAAGGCAAGAAAGTCGGTACCATCCCACAGAGTGGGCAATTTATCTTTCTGTCTAAAAAAGAACGTCTGGATTCCATAAGTATTCAAGGCGGTGTTCCATTCAATCATAGGTTGTTAAATGATTCTTATACTGAAAACAAAACAGAGATAGAGGGGATTGAGGATCTTAAGCTGAATGTTCTGCCAAGCAGTTTTAATCCCCGTCTTTTAAATGTTAATTGGGTTAATGGTCCTCTTTATTGTGTCTCTACTCCTATCACATATAATATATATACCGTTTATGAGTATCGTGCACCTTCTGATATTAACAATGTTCAACCTGGAGAGCATTATTTAAATTATATTAGAACGTTAAGAGAAGAGGCAACGGAAACCCCTGGCGCCGCCGTTAAAGATCAACTTGTTTTATATGACTCAACATGGCATTTAAATATTGTTGGTGGTAATGTTGAACATATGGGTCAATCCGGCATACTATATAAAATAAATACGGTAGCTCGGGTAGGTATATCGTCTCCTATACAGATTAACAGTTATATTGTACTTGAAGGTAAACTGTACCTTAGATTAACAGTGGTAACTACAGGAGAAAAATTAGATGTAATACCTATTACACAACAAGTTCGATATGAATTTAAATAAAAAAAACAATCATGGCACCAAGAACTATCGGTGCCATGATTGTTAAAACCGTTTCTTGTAACAAGAGTCTACTACTTTTACCTTTTCTTTTTCTTTCTTACCATGATTAAACTTATACGCATCTTCGAATGAATAAAAAACAGCATAACACCACATACCAAACATATCGTATTTTATACTGTTTTTCCATTTTCCAAAAATGTTTTGATATTGACACCAATATTCTACTTCCCCATTAGTTAATTTCCTTTCAACTATTCTAAGAGGAGTATGGAATAGATTCCTAAACATTAACTTCATGACCTGTCCTATCTGTGAAAATCAAACCAACACCTTCTATAACGTATCCTACTGTAGGAGCTTTATCGTATTCCTCTTTCGTAGCCCACGTAGCATTATCAGGCATCAGTTCCTTAAAGACTTTTGGAACATAGCCCTGACACCAAGTATTATTAGATACAACAATACCCTTTCCTTCGATGTTAATATACATCTTTCTCCCTCCGCATCCAAGAGCATTCCATCCACCTGGTACGATCGCTGCCATAGGTTTGATAATCCAGCTTACGCCATCGATTCTAACCCATCCTGGATTGTCTTTGTGTACGTTGTATATATTCTGCCAGCAGGCGCACTGAAAGCACCACCCACGTTCTTCCATAATGGTCCTAATGTCCCCTTCTATGAAATCCGAGGCATTCATTGAATGTGTAGAGTTGGGATTGTGCTTGGCACCACACTTAGGACATACGAGTTTTAAATTCATGATACTTCCTCCTTGTTTTTAGATTCTGCCTCTTCAAGTATGCTGATCACCTTATCAACAATATACGAATCTGACATTTTCTCAATAAAAACATCCATTGCCTTAGTTATGTCATTGGCTTCTTTTTCTTCAAGAGCTATTTCTCCACCGGTAATAGCATCAGATAATGATGTAGATAAGTGTCTTATCTTATCAATGCTCATAAACGTAAATGGATTACCACCCCATCCACCACCCATTTCTTTCATGATCTGATATCCACCTGAAATAAGTCTGCCTGATGTCGTGGCCAAGGAGGATACGATTAGGGACAGTACCGCCGCTTCCGTCCGCTCCTCGGACACGCCCCTCGACCACACGGCTGCCCTTATAGCGCCGGCCAGATCGTCTATGTATGGCATGAGGCAATCTTCCATAGCTTGTGTTATATCAGCTATAACCTCACTACGCTCTTTATTTATGTAGTAGATAGAAGCATTGTACCTCTTTATCTCTTTGTCCATATCATTTAAAAGACGCTTGATATTGTGCTTATACATAGGACTGGTTTTAATTACTTCCTTTAGCTTAAGAATGTAATTATAAGCCTGGTCATTTACGAACAACGTCATGGTCTCAACCGTTGAATGAAGTGTGTTAAGACTGTTAAGAATCTTATCGAAATTGTTTATCAAATAAGCTCTTCTGGCTTTTGCTGCGTAGTTAATGTTATTAAAATTATTCATTTTATTCATTAGATTCAACCTTATATCACAAAATATTTATTCTAACCGGATTAAACACAAATCCACTATCGATTATCTTTCCAATGAAAGAATCACCGACTACTTTTCTTGCTATTCCAATTGATCCATTAATATCTGCATTGATCAGTTTTCCAATTGAACTTTGAAACAATCCACGTTTCTTTCTTTTTCCTAAGTAGGATTCCTGTTTCTTTAGAGGTTCAAAAGCAAGATGGTCAATCTTTGATGTGTAAGATTCCTCATGAGTAATTACCTCTATCCCTAAAAGATTTGCTTTGTAAACAATCTTATCAATCAATTTAGAATGAGGAATAGAAACAAAATGTTGGTTATTCCTTTTACCGATATTTATCTCGTTTTTCCATTCTTTGTTTAATCCAATGATGATTGTTCCTATATTGTTAGATTTACAAAAGTCTACAATGTATCTACTGATTTTATGCAATTTGTCTTCTATCCAACAATTTCTAAACAAAGTAATTTTTCTTATTCTATTTGAAGTTCCCTTATTACCAACAAAAGACATCAACTTAGCTTTCTTCTTATTGTACCACTGATTTACTGATTTCATAACCCGTCCGTTTATAATGAAAGAATTAGTTTCTACATTACTAATACATGAACATAAATTATTCAATCCTAAATCAATCGAAAGAAAATTGTCTTTGTTTAAACCAAGATCAGTTTCCTTTCTTTCATAAACTACCTCAAGCTACATAACATGTAGCTTGAGGGATTATTCTAACTTGTTTTAGTTCGTCTTTCTTTACATTTGTTTTGATAGGTTTGATTATATCTTTAACAAAATAAATACAATTATCACCCTTTACCCTACAATTGCAGTTGGTGAAAACAACCATGTTTTGTTTCTTGCCCTTCTTATACGAAGGAAGATGAGGACGATGATTACCGTATTTCGAAGGATTCTTTTCAAAATCTTTCTTTAATCTCATCCAGGATTTTATGTTTTTAAATACCTGTTTAATCACCTGCTGTGAAACATGATTAGGTAAATTCCTGAAATCAAATTGGTTTTCTTTGCAAAGTTTGTTTGATAAATCAAATTCCTTTAAATAGTTACCTGAAAAGATTCCTTGACGAATGTTGTAAAGAACATAATTATATAACAAGCCGGATTTGAAGCAAATATCCTCAAACCGGTTGTCTTTAACTATATGCCTTTCAACTAATCTCATTTGAATGATTTATATCGTAAATGTAATCGTTATTTGTAAAATAATCAAATTATTCAATCATCGTATTCAAATTTTAGATTTTCAAGTTCATGTATTTGTAACCTAAGAGACTTAATTAAATTCGTTCTCTGTTCCTCTGCATGTTTTAAAGCCTCTTCCTTGCTTTCAAAAGCACAATCCCCTATCTGATAAGGGGTGTAACGACCAGGAGTGTCGGCTAATAAAAGACCACCACAATCTTCTATTCTGGCTTTTACCTTTCTTATTTTCCCATCTTTTAGACACATGTCTGTAACCCATACGAATTTACCATATAATTTATCATACTCTTCTGATCTCTCTTCTTGCAATTCATACCATTTAAGCTTAGGAAATCTTAATGTGAATTTAACCTCAGTATCTTTTTCTAAGACATTAATATCGTATGCTTCCGGCCACAGCTCTTTTATGCTGTCTTCGTCTTCGGCATACGCTACAAGTATGAATGAATCATCGGATTCACCACTACACCAATATGGATATTTTATAGGCCATTTGACTGGACGGTAGTCGTTACCGCAGTCGGATTTTTTAATGTAAAATCTTGCTCTAATCATATCGTTATTAATCTAATAATTTTTCTATTTTAATTGATTTTGATGATAGATACATATTCCACGTTCCTCTGCCTCTATCACCTTTTTCGTTTTGTTTTTGGATTGTCAAGTACAGATCTCCGTCTTCACATACTTCAACTTTTTTCAAGAAGCCTATCATTTCATCTCCTGCTTCGTGTAAAATACGGATCTTATCTCCTTCTTTTAACCCATAATTGGAATCAAAATATTCTTTTTTGATTCTATCAATATTGTCTTTATGGTTTTTTATAGCATAAAGCTCTTTTCTTAATAAATAATTTAGTTGTTCTATTGTCATTTCTTTTCCTCCTTATTTAATGGTATCAACCCTTTTCCATGCTTGTCATACCACAGCATAGCTATGCAGTTCCATGCACATTGTGCAAGATGAAAACATCCTGTATCGGAATCCACTCTTTCCCCTTTCATGTATTCCATCAGGTGTCGAAACATCGCAGCACGGTACCGTTCAAATCCGTTGTCAAGGTTCTGCCAAGTATTAGGATCGTACTTTTTGGCTCCGGCATGATAGACTTTTACAATGTCCTCAATCTCTTCCATTGGAAGCAAATCCCATCGTAGTTTATCATCAATGATGTCATTTTTCACCGATTTGTTTTCTATGGGGTCTTTGGTAAGAATAATATCCATAATATCCGTTTCTATGACGAACGTCTCCCCATTGCAACAAACCTCAGCATATTTATCATTTACTTCTATGTCTGATACTGCCTCCGCTATAGCTCCTTTGACGATTTTAAATTCGGCACTGATTATATCATCTTTTAATATGCGAAAAATAGATCCTTTTGGATAAAGGATATTTTTAGTATTATCATCCATCTTTTCCATTGCTTTATCGTTGTTTTACCTCATTTCGATAGTAATATAATCCATCTTCGTCTTATACCCTATCATTTCTGTTTTTCTCAAAATACTGTCTTACGGCTTCAATCGCCTTATCGTCATCAAAAGCCTCTACAAACCCCTCATAGAATCTATTTCGCTCCATAGAGAACGTATTGCTTCCATCCGGAATGGTTCTGAACACAACTACCTTCTCTCCATCTACGTTCGTTCCTATGATGTTGTTATGGAGAATAATAGAATACCGCCCAGAGTTTTTGTTCTGGACGACACTATGTTCGAGATTGTAGAGTCTAAGTAGTTCTCTTATTTCTTTTACTCCCATATTATTTTACGTTTTTAGAAGTTACAGCCTCTTCTCCCCATTTCTTTACATATATAGATCTCATCATGTTCATTAAATTAGAGAAAGAAGAGATGGTTCCCATCTCTATGCAGAATGCAAGATTAGACTGTAGGGTTTCAAGTTCTTTCAACTGCTCTTGAGTTGCTCTGTTATCTAAAACATATTTATGTTTATTGAATACAATCCAGTTTAACTTATCAGCCATTTCTATATAATCAACATCTTCAAATTTTGATACAGACCTTGAAAGAGTATTGTATTTATCCCCTATCTCTATTCTATCCAAAATAAGTTTATCATTTAACCATCCAGTAACTTCTGCATACAGCATAGGATTTAATTCTATAGCGACTAATACCCATATGTAGGGATCACACATAACATTCCTGTTTGTTCCTCTTCCTGTAGTCTTATAGGCATTATACCACTTCATTACTTTTATCAAAGAGTTGTTTTCCACTATATCCATAAACTCTTTCAAGTTTTCACTTTTTATGTATTTCTGTTTTTTAAGAATATAAAATATCCTTTCTGCACTCTCCTTGTTCGAAAGAATATTTTCTATTCTCTTATCATTCCACCCCATCTCTACTCTTTTTCTTGTATATGCCTCTTGTAATCCAGTTAATGACATAAAGGAAGTTTTAATGTCTTGTCTGATTACCACTCCATACAATAACCTGTCTTTAGAAATCATACCTTTTAAATTATCTAATAAAATACGCTTGTATTAAAATTACACGACGTAAAAATATAGATTGTGTAACTTTAATACAAGCGTATTGTGTTAAATTTTACTTATAGTGTTGGTTACACTTTACAAGCCGCTTCCCGTCGTGGAAAAAGTAAGAGTGGTTGCCAAAAGAAAGGAAAATAAGTTCTTTAATACAAGCTTTTGGTATGGTCATTATACCAGAAGCTTGTTCTAATGTATTGGAATTACCAACAGCATAATGACCAGCTACAGATATAGATCTCTCATTTTCATGTACAACAATACCATAGCTCTCTATTTCTGATATATCTGTTTCGTAATCCTCCAGATCTACCCATGTTCTTTCTGATAGGTTGGAATCTATCCACTTAACTAATACCCGCTTGTTTAAAAGCGATTCTTTTTTATGTCTATTCTTTTTCATAACTTGTTATATTGATTTTTTAGTAAACGAAAAGAGATTGTGCCAGCATTTTGACACAATCTCAATTATATGGGAATAATACTAAGGAAAAGTGTAAAGTGTTATATAATTACCATAGTGTTTTTTATGGACTCACATTATTCCTACCAAATTTACTTTTATAGAACCATTTATGGTTTTAATGCTCCCATCTATGGTTGAAATCACATCATCTATATCATTTATAATACCTTCCATGTCATCAACCACCTCCTCCATATCAGTTACAGCCTGATCTGATTCCCAATATCTTTCTGAGTCTTGTAACGATTCCGGTATATTATCTCTCGCCTCAGTCTCTTCATCTAAAATCATATCAACATCATCTTTGGCTGAATTTATGTTGTGCTTCAACTCCGACAACTTTGATTTGATGTATTCAAAATCTGTTTTATACTTATTTACGTTGTTAATAACATCCGATATTTTTTTTCTTCTCTTGTTGTTCATGCCTTTATCTTATTATAATATTCGATAATCTTTTCTTTCCTGTCTCCTGGTTTTACTGCCATATTCTCAGCCAAGAACCTAAAATACGACACTGGTATGTCCTTGAATCTAATTCCTTCATATTTTCCAAACCACATTATTATACTGTCAAGATCGTCTTCTCTCCTACCATCTCCATTCACAGATTTAAGCGAGGCTGCCCGGCGAAGGATCTCGTCTTTGGTAATAATATCACCCATCCTTATATTAGACAGAAGTTGATCTCCGGCAAACATACACCAGCCCTTAGAAGGGAATTGTTCGATTGTCAAGTCTTCTATCCGACCGAAACGCCTCATGTTGTCGCAGCAATCAACTATCAGCGCCTCTTTCTTGTCAGGATGGATGCGGACGGCTCGGCCTAATATTTGGTAATACGTTGAATATGAGAACGTTGGTCGACCAAACATCACACAATCAAGTTCAGGAAAGTCAAATCCGGTAGCAAGCGTTGAATAATTAAAAACCACCTTCAACTTACCTTCTTTGAAATCGGATATAATTTGTTCTCTTTTCTTTTTGGTTGTTAGCGATGTTACGACACCGGTTATGGCTCCCATCCTGGCATTCATGAACTCTGATATTCTATTACATGATTCGATAGAATCCATACAGACCAAAATGGCTTTACGTTCGTTCATAAGTTGAAGAAGGCGCTTGTAGATAGAGTTGTTTAAGCCGTTTCGTACAATACTTTCTTTAATAGATTCGTTGGTGTATTCAGCTCCGGTACTGTTTAACATCAGAGCCGATTCATCAAACGACCATCGTTCGTACTTAAGTGGACACCAAAACCCTTGAGAGGTTAGTTCTTGTATTTGAGTCACATGAACTATTTTCTTGAAGAAATTATGCTCGTCTTTCGTCAGCATATTGAGCTTGCTATAGTTTCCTTCCAGCATGGAACTGTAGGTTCTGAGGCGGCAGGGAGTGGCGGTGAAGCCCAGCACCTTCGCCTCTGGGAACCTGTTCATAAACTCCATAAATTCAGAACCTTCTTCAGGAGAATATCCTGAATGACATTCGTCTATCAATAAGGTATCTATCCCTATATCCTTCAACCTCGCTACATCTTTCTTTATGCTCTTTAATGTTGCATAAGTCATAGCCGACAGCTCCTTTATACCACATGAAGCAGAATATATAGTAGGTTTAGAACCGAATGATACGGCCTTTGCATAATTCTGCTCCAGAATCTCTTTTGAGGGCTGTAATACTAATGTCGGTCTATTTATTTCATGTGCTATCTTGGATATCAGAAGGCTCTTTCCACATCCGCATGGGGCTACGATTATGCCAGGCTTCTTAGATCTTCCTGTAAGAAACTTAAGCCCGGCATCTACTGCCTCTTTTTGGTAAGGTCTAAGTTCAAAGCCCATCACAATCTATTATATTATTTTTTGAAAGTTCTATTATCGCCTCTTTCAACATCTCCCTTGCTTTATTCTCATTATCTTCAAACAGGCATACACTGCATGTAGCACCTTTGGAGGGGTAGTCTCTGTAGGCTTCTGCTCTTTCTACAACGTACTCACAACAATAGTCGTGACTCATGTCTTTTGCTATATTTATAAAATGATCTTCTCCATCCATCAACACACAATATTCAGCATCGTTTTCGCATGCAATAACACCTTTGTTTTTTAAAATGGATAGCACTTTGTTTCCAAAAAGTCCAATATAGACCCATATATCTTTCCCTGCATTTTTGTAAAAAATATCCATTCCTTCTTTGATTGTGACTTTCTTTTCCATAATCCCTTATTTTATATCAGTAATTAAAACATATATTTTAGCAATATCTTCAAGACTCACAGAAGAACGTATATATAGTTTTTCTTCGTACTCATATAGAGCGTACCCTTCTTTTACGTCTAATATCTTAATCACATGCTTGCCTCTTTCAAATGGATCCTCAAAGTAGTTCTTATGTTCGTATCTTTGACCGACTTTTATTTTGTCAGTTTTCTTCTTCATCTTATAACGATCTACTGCTCTACCTGTTTTTATGAAAGCTGTCGTGAGTAAGTATAATAAAACTAAATACAAAAGGATCGCTACTCCACATATTAGATCTTCTTTCATTGGACTCCCTTTAAGTAGTTAAACCATATATCCTCCAGCTTCTCCTGAAGCTCAAATGCTTTCTTAAAATTCCCGCATCTTACAGCAACGTCTCTCATGTATGTCAAGTTTATAACTTCCGGATCTTGCCGGTATTTTGTTCTTAACTTTTGAACATCCTCGTATTTCATCGCTTTATCTTTTTAGACGGATCCCAATCTGAAGAGAAAGGGCATTCGTTTTTGTTATGTAATCCAAAGTCACAATAATAACACAGTGCCGACGGGCAGGGTAGCTTGTTTTGCGAAACAGGCTGGCTTAGGGTGGCACGCCGCTTGCTATACCTGGCTCCTTCTGCTCCCTGGATGTACGCTTGAAATGATTTTACACTATTATCTTCAAAATCATACATTTTAGATAAAGTGTCATTTAGCATCTCTATAGATTTTGTTTTACGTTCCTCATCCACTTTAACCTTTTGGTATTGTCTGGTCCTGGTAAAGAAATAGATGTTCATATCTGGCAGAACTCCACCATATTTTCTATAGATGTAAAACGAATATATAGGATGCTGTAAATTCGTTTCCAACTTCTTAGAATCAAAAACCTTATTACCTGATTTCCAATCTATGACATAATGGTGAACTACGTTCTTGCTCTTTATAGCCAGATGAAGATCTACCGATCCTACTATGTACACATGTGTATGAACGTCACCATTTATATCAACAGGCTTAGGAAGACGATACGGCAGCACAAAATCTTCTTCGACTCCAATTATAGCGCCGTGTCTGATAAGTTTCTCACAGGGATTAAGATCACTATCAGCTATCATAAACCTATTGCCGTCTTTTTTGAACAGATCCACAATCCAAGCAAGAAGCTCCCCAGATTGTTTCATGGCTATCATCATATTTTCCGGTGATTGCCAAGGTATGTCTTCTTGATAGGAATAGTAACTTATCGCTTCTCCAAGGTCTTTACCAGAAGGCTGTCTTCCGTTCTTAAAGAAGTATTCCAGTGTTTTATGGATAACCGTACCATAAGATGTAGCTTCTTGTTTTTCTGTAGACCTTTTACCCTCTACGTAAGTCTTATACCATTTCATTGGACAAGTAAGAAACGTATCTATCTGGGAATAAGATATGGCAAGACGTTTCACACCATTAAACTCCTTATATAGCAAATGTGTTTCCGGGACCATCATAAGTCATTGTCTTTAAATCCTTCCGGGTAATATACGACATACTTCTTACCGTCTTCTGGTGTCATGGCAAACTGCATGTAGTTATTACGATTACGATGCTTGCCATCTAATCCTCGCTTCCAATACAGAATCCCGTCTATCTCCACATAAGACCGTCCGCGTTCGGCTCTAACTACGTCCGTGTGTAGCAGATACCCGTCGGAAGACACGATCCATACTTTATCACCTTTGTTTAAATAAGATATTCTTTTTCTTACAACAACCTTTTTCTTATTATCCAATACAAATTCCTCATCAGTCATACTCTTCATCCTCCTCTTCTTCTGTTTCAAAATCAATTCCATAACACTGATCATAATGCTTGGTCAGTTCTTCTGGTTCTAAATCTTGTCCAAAATCCATGTTAAAAATATCGTAATTAGTAAAGCACTTAAAAGCACTGTTTCCGCCGGCAGGAAATCTATGAATGCTGCTTTTATTTCTTCAATTAGGCCCAAGTGTAACCTTGGGCCATTGTATTTATTTTTTGTCATCTCCCTTTAACTTCTTTAAAGTATCTGCAATCGGAAGCTGATCAATGACTCCCAATGCCGGAGCGACGGTCTTGACAACATTGTTAAGGAAATTACCGGTACTGTTCTGACCGCCGTCAAATACCGTGATATTTCCGAGGTTAATGTGCTCAAATGCCTTAACCTGTTCTCCGGCAATTTCTTTCCACTGATTAACCATCTTGTACTGGATGGCGATCTGAGGATTGGATTCTGCTGCTTCCACCATAGCCTTAAATCCGTCGGCTTCTGCCATCAACGATTTTTTCTTACCTTCGGCTTCTGCCTCCAGCTTCATCTGAATAGCTTTTGCCTCCGCCTCAGCTTTTGCCAAATGTGCTGCTGCCTCTGCCTCAGCATCAGCTTGCAAGATAGCCTCTTCCTTCTGGGTTTCAGCCGGCACAATCTTTTCAGCCTTAAGCGCAGCCTGAACTTTCTTAGCCTTAGCTTCTTCCACTTCTTTATCAGCAAGTTCTTTTGCCGTTTTTACAGCCGCTTCCGATTTAACTTTTTCTTCTCCGGCCTTCTTCTCTGATTGAGCTTTGATGATCTGTAATTCTGATACCGATACAGCAACCTCCTTCTGGGCATTGTTGTATCCTATAGACGCATTTTTCTCAGCCTCAGCCTTCTTAATCTGAGCTTCAGAGTCTTGTATTGCTATAGCTGCTTCCTTGTCAGCTTCAGCCTTATTCTTCCCAACTTCTTCCATTCTTTCGGCTTCAGCTTTGTTTACTTCAAGTTCTGCCTTAGATCTTACAATCGCCGATTCCTTGTCGGTTAAAGTTTTTGCGATAACCGCAGCCCTGTCTCTATCTGCTTGAGCTACGCCGATCTGTTTCTCTTTATCGGTTAAAGCCAAGGCTATTTCTTTTTCTTTCTTCGTTTCAGCTACTATCGTTTCCTTTTCTTTTTCAGTACAAGCAATTTGAATCTCTTGTTCTTTTTTGGTATTAGCCACAGCCGTTTCTTTCTCCTTCTGCTGTACAGCAATCTTAATAGCACCCAGCTTCTCCTGTTCTTCGATATTAGCCTGTGCTTCGTTCAGGGCCTTACTTTCAGCTTCTTTGCCAAGATTCATGATATAGCCGGCTTCGTCTCTGATGTCACTGATGTTGATATTTAGGAGGTAAAGGCCTAACTTATTAAGTTCGTTATCAATGTTTTTTCTTGCCTTATCCAAAAACTCATCCCTGTCAGAATTAAGTTTTTCAATCGTCATTTCAGCAATGATCAAACGCATTTGGCCATAAACAATATCCGTAATAAGATTTTCAGTAGATTCAGTATCCATCCCCAAAAGCCTTTCTGCTGCATTCTGCATAATTTCAGGATTTGTGCTGATTGCTACTGTAATAGTAGTAGGTACATCCACTCTGATATTTTGAGACGACAAAGCACCGGTGAGCCTACAATCTATTTGCATAGGCTCCATAGACAAAATATCATAGCTTTGAATAATAGGCAAGACGAATGCCGCTCCACCATGATATAATTTTGCCGACTTCTTTTCCCCACCTGTCTTACCATAAACGACCAAGACCTGATTAGGCTTACATCTACGATACCTTGATAAGACTCCGATGATTGTTAAAATAATCACTACAGCTAAGATAGCTGACACGTACATGATTGTTGTCATAACTTTTAAAATTTAACTGTTGATAAAAAAAAATTAGATACTTAATTCTCCTTCTTCATATTTTATATTCGCCTTGTCGCCGTTTTTGTAGGTTTTTCCAGACAAGCATCTTACTCTCATTTGCTCCTGTCTTCCATTTTTCGAAATATTTACCATATAATGGTTCTTCCCTGATCTAAATACTATCTCCACCTCTCTGCCATTCAAATCTTCCGGACATTCGTACACCATTTCTTGCTTTAACTTAAGAAGTAACTTATATACGTAAAACAAAACGATAAAGAAAAACGACCCTATCACAACCCCTACTAAATGGGAACCCGAAAAGTAAGTAGTCCAGCTATATCCAAGAATGAAATGTGTTATGCCCTTGAATGATATGATGTCCGACAAAGACATGCTTAAATCAGAAGCACTGTCAATGTCAATATCCGTATCCAGATCAGATCCTAATATCGACAACAAAAACTGTATAACAAAAGCAAATGACGCTATTAAAGCCATGCATAAAATTATATCACTTCCCATATCCTTCTGTTATTATTTTGTAAACAAGATCAGTCATATCTTTGATGGTCTCCATATCATAATCAATAATAACAATATTGAATTTTTGTTCCACCATCATTTCAAGTTCAATTTGATCAAGAGAATCTAATCCAAGTTCTTTAAACGTCACATCTTCTTCATGAACTATATCCATTTCTGAATTAAGAAACTGAGTAATAATTATATCCTCTATTATCTTTCTGATTCTTACTTTTTCCATTGCTTTCTAATTTTGTTAAATAAATACGTTTTTATGTTTTTCAATCTCTCTTTGTCTGTTTCAGAACTTCCGGTAAACAAATAATCCGGATTGCCTTTAGCCGGCGGCGTAGGCAATTTAGATACGGCAAACAACCAATCCATTTCCTTATTCTTCTTAGACTCCAAATAAGGCTCGGTAGCGATCTTAAATTTTTCAGCTATTAAGTCAAAGAGCTTTGAATTTTTAAGGTTCATATGGACTGAAAAAGCCTGAGAAGGCGGTTTCCATATGAAGTTACATAAGCTCATTGTATAATCTCCTGACTCTGCTATATAAGATTCCGTTACCTGAAGTATGACCTCTTTCTTGAATGAGGTGTTACCCATAAACCAACACAATCTGGATTCCGCTTCTTTTCTGCTGACACCTATGTCTTTTGAATATGATTCGTACATTCCTATCATAATCTTCAACGTTTCCAGAACCTCGTCCGTCATTTCCGGTGTCTCTATATAATTCACAAAAGACGTTCCTTTGTTGGTTAATCTCATCACGCCTGATTTTAATTTCTCAACCAGGCCAAGCTCTATATACCTCCCAGCATCTTCTTCCGGCATGGCTTCGATCATAACCGTATCCTTCTGTCTTATGGCAAGAAGATTAGCAAGATCATTAGGAGTCATGTCTGATGCTGCAAGTTGTCTGAAATTGATGTACATACCTAATCAGCTTTAATAAAAATAACATTCTTGTTATCTTGTCTATCAACATGTCCACATGGACCAACAATTATGTCTGTACATGAACAAGAATCGTAATCTTCGAATATACACCTATCGCATATATCACCTTCCACACATTTTAATCTTACAAGTCCGGCATCAAATACTTCTCCTACTTTAAATTCCTTCTTTTCCATATTCCCTCCTTGTTTTTAACTGTTGTACCCTTCTTTAATAATCGAATTTCTACCGGTAGATACCGACTGGCGAAGATCGTCATGTACAGAATCTACCGTAGAATACTTGTTTCTGGTTGTAAAAATCACTTCCAGCATCTCCTTATAATCACCTAAAGCTACTTCATATCTCGGATCTACTTTGGCTTTTCTTTCAGCTTCGGCATTACTCTTAGCCAGCTCCCGGTCAAGAAGATCTTCTTTGATTCGATCAGCAATCATATCAAGCTCTTTTTTGATTACTTCGCCAGCTGCCCGAAGTTGACCTTCTACATCACCAAGCTGGTCTTGGATAGTTCCTATTTCTTTCTTTAAACGATCATATTCGTTAATCATACCCATATCACCTGCATAGCCGGAAAAGTCCTTGATTATTCTGGTTCCTTCTTTAAGGAGCTCAATGACTCGTCTTTTACGTTCTCTGCTTATTAAAGACGGAAGACGATAATTCATATCCGCTACCGCCTTGTCATGTATGGAGTTGATTAAAAACATCTCTCTCTCATCCCCTGCAAACTCCGTAAGAACCAAAAGGAACTTACTTATCAGGTATTCGTTTTCTTCTACTGTAAGTCTCACGTTATTAAAATTTTAAATTTTATTCATTAAATTCACATCTATATTACAAAATGTTTACTCTAATCGGGTTAAACGCAAACCCACTATCGATTATCATGTTTACAAATGAATCACCGAATACTTTTCTACCTATCCCAATAGCTCCATTGATATCCGCATTTAACAACTTTCCAACTGAGCTTTGGAATAATCCACGTTTCTTTCTTTTGCCTAAGTAAACATCATGCTTCCCTAATTTCTCAAAAGCTAAATGATCAACCTTTGATGTATAGGATTCTTCATTAATTTGAAAGCTGATACCTACCAACTTACATTTATAGGATATTTTGTCTATAAGTCTTGAAAAAGGTATTTCAACAAACTTTTGATTAATCTTCTTTCCAAGATTAATCTTTTGTTTCCATCCTTTATTTAAACCTATTACGATACTACCAATGTTGTTAGTAATACAATAATTGACAATATATCGACTAACCTTGTGGATGTAGTCTTCTATCCAAAAATTCCTATAATTATTTAGCTGTCTAAGTCTTTCAGAAGTACCCTTACCTCCAACATAAGACATTAACTTAGCTTTCCTCTTATTGTACCACTGATTAAAAGATTTCATAATCCGCCCGTTTACAATGAAAGGAACCAATCCGGCATTGCTGATACATGAACATAAATTATTCAATCCTAAATCAATCGAAAGAACATTATCCTTATCAAGACTTAGATTATGTTCTTTCTTTTCATAAATTACTTCAACCACATAGCATGTAGATTGTGGAATGATTCTAACCTGACATAATTTACTATCTCCTATTTCAGTTTTAATTGGTTGAATTATATTTTTAACAAAATGAATACAACCATCCTTCTTTAGCCTACAAGCAGAAGTTGTGAACACAACCATGTTCTGTTTCTTGCCTTTCTTGTACGAAGGTAGATGAGGACAACAATTATCGTATTTGGAAGGATTGTTTTCAAAATCCTTCTTGAGTCTAATCCATGATTTTATATTTTTAAAAACTTGGCCAACTACTTGTTGAGAAACAGAAGTGGGCAAATTCCTGGAATCAAATTGATTTTCTCTACAAAGTTTGGTTGAAAATTCATATTCATTCAGATATTCTTTATTGAAGATACCTTTACGCGCATTATACAAGACATAATTATATAGCAATCCTGATTTGAGGCAAATATCTTCAAATCTGTTATCTTTAATAATATGTTTTTCAACCAATCTCATCAATCAATTTTACTATTTGAAATTTCAATTTTATTACCTTTTTAATATACTGACTGTTCTTGATTATCCGTAACGTCTTCCACAGTATAGAGCTTGGGCGGCGTCGGCGGCTGGTTGGGATTCACGAACTTCGTCCCTCCCTCCCCGTACATCCATCCATGCCCTGGCAGAATCTCTGGGTGGATTGTGTTAGTAAGCTCTTCCATGCTAACCTGCCTTACTTTCAGTATATGATGAAACACCAGTCCGGCTGTTCTGAATGATGTTTTGTTTTCAGTTTTAAACCGATCAAGAGTCTGATACCAGTCTTTCCCAAATATCATATACTTATCCAGCCCGTACCGACGAGGATTATGCAAACCTATCATTAACGTACATAACTGACCCAGTGTATCAGATTGGTAAAAATCAGAAAGACGCGGAGGCTGCTCTTGTGGACTTTTTATCCTTCCTTCTATCTCTCTGTTGAATTGGGATATGATGAGGAAAAATATGTTTTTATATACTAATTTAGCCTCATTTATAACCGCCACCAAATCATCTATAGCCGACTTAGGATCTAATCCCATTCTTTTTATCAAAGCAATATGATCGACTTTAAATATTATAAGACGTTTGTCTTTATGTTTGGTAGCTATATGATACACAGCCGCCTCAAACTCTTTTACCGTACACGGAGCATCGATGTATATTATATTATTTCTGATTTCACCTTGAAGGATTTCAAACATCCTCATCTCTTCTACTGTATTAGAATCTTGCCTTCTTAATATTTCAGGAGCTCGCTTTTTCATATCCTGGCTCATTCTGCGAAGAAGAAGATCTTGAGGATTCATTTCGAACTCGCAATTAACAAGAAAATAATCTTCTGCTTGCGGGTTGATCATCGGATTCATAACATTTTCCAATATCTTTTGGGCCACATACGATTTACCTACAGATGGCCGGGCCCCTATAGCAATAGCATGCTGAGGAAAAATACCTCCAAGCAAAGCCTCATCAATATAATCGTATCCTGTTTTAGCGGGGATAAGCTCTCCCCGCCTGTATTTCAAGATATTCTCATACGCCTCTTCCATAACCTGTTTAGAGGTCTTGAATATCCTTCTTATATCTATCCTATTTGCTATCTCCTCTTGCATTTTTGTCACCTTTTGTATCCGATTTGGATCCCCTATTAGCTTTTACTGATTTATACCTAAGACCGTTCTTGGTATGAGAACAATCCTTGCCTTTCCTCCAGCCCTTGCCCTTTTTCTTGTCCGTTTCGTAGTTTTTACGACCAAGTTCCCGGCGTTTTGCTTTCTGTTCCGGTCTGGCATTTATTTCCTTGTCCTTTTTAGCCTTTTTCTTCCTGGCTTCGGGATGAGTCCTGTAGTACTCCGTCGATCTACCCATGTGCTTATATTTTTTTTGATTAATAATAGCACAAAGATAGGCAATTCGCGCCCTATTTCAACCTGCCGTAGCTCATATCAGGATCACACCAGACATACCCATCTTTCTCATCATGGAGATACTCAGGACATCCTCTGCATGCGCTACTTCCTGACACTATTTGATTGTTTTTATTAGGACACTTATCTCCAGGTTTATGCCATTCTATTCTCGAACCTGATCGTTCTTTGTTTACATGACAGAACTGAAATACTTTTCCCATCGTCTTCTCGCCGAACATACCTATATGCGTGTATTCTTCTGGTATAGATAAAAATTCGGATAAATCTTTATACATCCTTTCCCGTTCTTCCGGCGTAGACCATAGTCTATCAAGTTCGGCATGGACTCTTACCTTAAGAGACCTCAGTGATGGTCCTGCAAGCCGGCCTTTAGCTTTTCCCTTATTTGGCCCTGATTCATGAACACCGACATAAGCATTGCATGGTTTACACATCATAACCATCCCTAAGCCTTTTCTGTTATATATTTTATCGGCATTGACCAGCTCGGTTTCCCTTCCGCAATAAGGACAAATTTCGCCTCTTAAAATCCGTTGTTGGCGCTCATTAAGTTCCATACCCTATTCTTTTGTTTTTCTTTAAACTTTTCATACAAACTGCTTTCAGTTTCCATTTCTGAGATCTCTACCTCTACGTCCTCTCTTTTGAAAATTACTTTCTTGGCTGTCGGATACGCGCATTTAGAGATACGAATAGCATTACGAATAGCGTAAACAAAATACGTTTCTGGTGACGATTCGATCACCACTACCTCGTTTAAAGTGTTTTTGTAATTTTCCATATTATCTGCTTGCTTCAATTATATAACCTGGATTATCTTCACACGCCTCTTTGTATTCGATAAGAAACTTAAGAAATGAATCATAAGACCCCCATCCGTTTTCCGGCTCGTATCTCAAAAGACTTTTTCTCTTAGAGATCATAATACATATACCTTTTGTAAGTACATTCTTCATCTCATCGGTATCTATTTCCCTACCCAATTCTTCTGGTCTCCAAACATAATCGTATAGCGTTTCTTTATTTTCTGATACGAATATTCTTTGTGCCATCTTGTTCATGTTGTGGGTAATGTTTGCAACCCATTCACGATCTTCTTTCTTCTTGTTCTTAATATAAACGTCCAGGCTCATAATATTTTTCTTTTACCTTGTTATTGATTATCAAATCTGCCACATCATCTCCGTCTCCTACATTTTCAACACTTTGAAGATAGTCTGATACTTTTATCCTTGACTTCATCATCATCCCATCTATCTTTTTACTCCATGTCTCAAATGCTTGTCCTTTGTCCGGAAAGGCTACAGTCTTTCTATCTTTTAAAACATCTATCACTTCCGGCCTTAGATTCTGCAACCCACCGGTAGCCACAAATAACTCATCCGGTTTATTTACGGCACATATAATAGCCGTCTTTTCTGATTCCACCAAATTAACCACCTTATCCGGATACTGGCTTAGAAGATGCTCTCCGAACAGGCATTGTCTAAACAAGAAATCTCTTGCATGCAACGAGTGATAAAACATAACATGAGGCCGCTCATTGTCACCGTCTTTTTCCTTCACTCTTTTTACATCAATCTCATTCCCCTGGCTGTCGGTCTTTATACAAAAGTCCATGATCTTGCCGGTTCTGCATACAAAATCTTTGTCTATCTGCCAGAATATACAACACCCTTTCCATCCCCATAAGTCCATTGTTCCGACATGATACCTTCTGAATACATCAGATACCCTTTCTTTTCCCCATAGAGACGATAAAAATCTAAATACGGTGTTTCTATCGTCTGGGACTACAGTCCTCTCAAACTCGCTAAAAGGTATGTAATTTACAACGTCAGGATTTATAGGAGGACGATAAGCTCTTATACACTTATTTCCCGAAATCCAAAGATCTTTGTCACCTACATCCTTACCAGTGGGTCGTTTATCGTAACCGCAAGTCCGTTCGTGATCGCATCTTCCGAACTCGTTTCCAACAACCTGACCTGTTGCCACATCAATATAAGGAGTGAGGCACCGGCTTTTCCCGCAAGCTGGGCAGGTTAGCTTCAGTCGGCTCCTGCCCGGCCTGCGGTCAAGTTGAAACCGAGGTACGTTTTCGTATTTTCTAAAATCAAGCATTTTTAACTCCTCTCATCGCCTCTATGATTCTATCTGCTATAGTTATAGACCATGACACCACATCTGGTACATATACTCCGCAATCTATTTCACCTTTTCTATTTTGTGCTTTAACAAACTCAATAGAATAAGCCTTGATAAGATCGAATCTACGTTGCTCCCAGTCTACATCTTTGTTTTCGTCATTTACAGGAAGGGTATCGAGATAAAAATTTAAACTCTCACTTATCACATTCCCATTATCACCATAGAACTGTATTCTGTCATGGTCGCTTCTTGTAGTTGAGCTACTGAAAGTGATTACGTCTATTATCTCTCCTGTTCTTCTAATTTTTCTTTTCATACTCTTCTTGTATTTCTGACCAATATAGGCATTATTATTTCGATGGTCTTGCCATATTTCTTATGAGATGCAAGTACACATATTGCATATTTATCTCCTATTCTCAAATCTTTCGATAATCTTAATTTTGAACCCCTTTCGATGTTAATAAAACAATCACCAAAAGGGTTGATATGTATCGGTTTTACAATTTCCACAAAATCTCCTTCAGGAATAATAACATCGCTCATATTATAAATCTTTTAGACATTTCCTCTGTAATATCATATACAACCGTATGATCCTCTTCATTGTATGGTTTATTGATATTCAGCACTCCTTTTCTCACTTTAAACTTCTTATCTTTTCTAAGGTGATTCAACATACCTTGTTGGAACACGCAATCCGCCTTTTCAAGTGCTATACTGTCTTCTGTCCATTCTTTCAGCGTATATCCTTTGCTGCTCGTGCTTTTTGGAGAAAAGTTCATAATACGTGCATCAATCCCATACCATGCTTTAACCATTCTTCTTTCAGCTTCTAATTGAAATGCGTATGATTCCCATATTCCCCCTGATTTAAAGTCGAGAATAACCACTTCTTCCTTCTCCACTTCTCTTACCTCCTTCTTCGGATCGCCTTTTTTAAACTGCCCTGTAGCCCTTTGATACACGGCTCCAAAATAACCTTCTTCTTTGTATTTGAATGTCATTTTAACCATCGCATCTATCGGCGTAGCTACCAAATAATCTTCTAATGACAATATTCTTTCAATCATCATCGGCTTAACCTTATACTCCGAACAAAACTTAGCAAACTTCATAACTCTGACAATCATATCATCAAGATCATCTATGCTACCAAAGAATTTGTCAAGATTCTTTTTCGATATCTTCAGCTTGCCTTCTTGTACTGTTTTGATGATAAAGCTTCGATTTAAGACTATATCTCTACCTGTTAGGTACAATCCGTACATATAGTGCATGATCGTTCCCTTATCAGCTTCATACTGTGCCACCTCTTCCGGATTGCGACCAAGCATCTTCATCTCTTGCTTCCATTCCTGAAGTGCGGTCTTATCATCTACATACCCATCTTTGATTAAAGTTGTTACCGAAGCATATATCTTGGCCGTCCCATCATCCATCTTCCTTACATAAAAACGATTATCGTCTAATGTCAATCTTACGAATTTAGGAGTCTCAATCTTCTTCAACTCATCGCAGATATAAAATGGCTCTAATGTTTCCTGATTTTCTATAAACGGATTCGAATCTTCTTCTCCAGGGTTAGGAGCGGCTTCCTCCGCCTGAGCTTCCGGTTCCTCCTTCTGGGCCTGCTCTGGCTCAGGCGCCGGCTCTTCAACTACTGGAACCTGTCCACCTTTTTCTGCTATGTCTCTGTTCTTTATTAAAGACATAACCTCCTTCTTCAACTGCTCTGGTGTTTGGTTAGGATCTGACACCGACATCACAACATCGTTCATTCTAAACAACGTATTTCCTTCTCCTTCTACCATAGGCGCAAACCCTAAATCTGTCAATATTTTTATCTTCTCTTTCATGATCTTCCTCTAATCAATTCTTCTTTAATACAATGTAACACTGTTTCCACTTCATCTTTATCTCTATCTTTCACTGCGATAGCTATATCCTTGCCATAACTCTCTCTTTGTATGTGAGCATAAAAGATAGTTTCATTGTCAGCTTCTATTCTTATTTTATAAAGCTTTCTCATATCTGTCAATTATTTCAATAATTAATCTACCTCTTTCTTTAATCATCCCCCTGCTTTCCATATCCAGCACCTTCTTTACCGCATACTTCCATACAAAAGGAAATTCTGTTTCAAGTTTATCAAATTCCATCCGGTCAAGATACATGTCGAATACCGTATGCTCCGATTCATGTAGAAAAACTATATTATCTCTGCAAGTGGCAACCGACTTATATATCCTTTTTGGAAGTATGTGACAGACGTTACATACTGTAGGAAAATGAATAGCCTTACCAGTCATAGACATTCGAATGCTACCCAACTCCTCCAACATAAGACGAAAAAACCCAGATAAATCCGGGTTCTCTAACTTTTTCTTCTTGCTGCTGTTTTTAATGGATGTAATTCTGTTTTTTTTCTTCGGAGTCAACTCTTTGCTCCTACAAGCCTGGCATAAGCCATGACTTCTTATCATCACTTTTCGTCCGCATCGTTCGCAGACGTATAGCTTCTTTTCCTTGCTTTCCATTCGAATAATAATGATATTATTGAAAAGAACAATCCCGCTGAAGCCAGTAGATAAGGTACGTTCATTAATAATTTAGATACCTCGTCTGTCTTAATCACTATCAGAAGGAAAGCGCCTGCTGAAAGCAATGATATTATCGCCACAACAAGCGCTATGTTGGAAACTACATCAGCCTTACTCTTCACTCTTCTTCTCGCCTAATTTTTCAGCTCCCTTCTGAAGATCGTATTTGAATACATCAATGATCTTCGTTTCAGCAATAGCTTCGCAATTCCAGTCTCCTAACGTGCCCTGCATACCTTTAGTTAACACAGCCTCAGCGTCTTTCGGATTGCCGGCCTGGACATACATATAGCATGGCGTTTTCTTTTCTTTACCTTTCTTTTCATCCAGTGTAATGTAATTCACCTTACACTTATACCAGTACTCAGCTTCTCCGTTGAAGAAGATTTCCGACACTTTAATAGGATTTATTTTAATAATGTCGAACACTTGAAATAAATCCTTGAAAATCTCTAAAGATCTTGATTCTGCCTCTGTATAAGACAAGGCATCTACCAAATACTTTTCAGTTACTTTCTTTTTTTTGCCGTTCTCGATATTATCAATCTCGGCTTTTACCGTAATTTCAAACCAGCGATTCATTGTATTAATATTTAATTAGTTGATTTCTTTCCTTTCTCTATACTATTTTTAAATCTTTCAGAACACCACTGCAAAACATCCATCATCATCATCTCATTATTAGATAAGATGCCTTTTATAATTAACGCCAATTGATGCTGTGACATTCTTAGGCTCATATCAAATCTTCTTTCCTCTTCATTTACTATCGTGGCTACGAAATACTTACACCCCTCTAAGTGCGTCAGGGCTTCAATCATAGCTTCTTTTATCTCTTTTTCTTCCATTTTGTTTGTTTTTTTGGACAAAGATATGTCTTTTGATAATAAAAAAGATTCAAAATGATTTAATTTAGCTTAATTACTACTCTTTTGATTCGTCCGGCATAGGCATGTCAAACTTTTTCCTGATAAACGATTCTGTTTCTTCATTGAATGGATAGGCCTCCTTAATAAAATTCATAGCTACCTCCATATCACCGTCTGCTATATCTTTATACCTTTCAAAGATACCAACCAGGTCATTGTTATATGAACGCTCTTGTTTTATGTTGTACACGTATTTCAACACCCTGTCTTTAATTTCATTGGCATTTTTCAAAGTGTTATTGAAGGAATTTATACTTTCCAATTCTGGATCTTGGTTTTCCTTGTTTACCTTATCAAACTCTTCTTTGCTATACCCCGCTTCCCCTTTAATAGCCGGGCAAACACTTTCTTTTATGATCCAAAACTGTTCATACGATCCTGTCAGAAACCTTGATTCTATTTTAAATGCATTATATTTAACAAGCAAATTAGCCACCTCAGTTGCACCTTCTATGGTTCTAAAACCGATGCCGACATCTTTTAACATAAATACTGGAACTCCCGTTCTTGGATACACGACTTCTTTTTCGTTCTTTATATTCCAATTTTTAGCTTCAATTGGAATACCCTTACCAACAAGCTCTTTGTCTATATACAGACTTATCTCTTCGTCTGTCAATGCCACAATCTCATCTCTGCTTAAATCAAAAACTGTTTTCATTTCTTTTTATTTATTAAATTAAACAATCTACCTCTTTGTTCAGGCTCCGTATATTCCACCCATATATCGGCTGCCACATTTCTAAGAAATTCCATAAAGTCTTGATGATCCCTGTATTCAACAGAATCAACTTTTCTCACAAAACTTAGAATTTCCTTTAACATCTTATTGTTTTCTTCAAGAAGTTCTCTGTCGGTCATGATCTCGTGAAAATATATTATTCAACATGTAATAGGCAGTAAATTTTCGATGTAGGCCCATCTTACGATATGGAAAATTCTAACAGCTATTTTCCAATTAGAGTTATTTGGCCCACAGACAATAGGAGTTCCATCTTGTTTAATAGCAATCAACATTCCACTGTGTTGTGGTGTTTCGCTTGCATCATGCCACGCGCTGCTGATGCTCCATTCTGCACCTGCCATGAAGTCTTCATAGCAATTATCCTTGCGTAAAACATAATCGTCTGCATCCACTTCTTTGAGAACGTTTCGCCGAAAATGTGTTTTACCTATGGTATAATCTTTTGCTGCTTTTTCAATATCTTCTCGTTTCATTTCTTTTTAGTTATTCGTTAAATACAATTTGTTCGATATGTGTATTCATCAATCATATCATTACCGATAATCTCAGGTAGCTCAAAAAATCTTGTAACCGGACAAACATGTGCTTCAATCTCCACACAAAGACCGTCACCCGGTATATAGGCACAACCTACGTTATTATTCCAGTTTATATGCTTTTGGGCTGCTTTAGCTACTTTATCGCAAGCTGATAAGTATTCAGTATATTTACTGTTAGCTCTTTTTATTTTCCTGAATAGTATATCGTTCATTTCTTTTTATATTATTACCAATCTCCGCCATCATTCGGTATTCCATCAATGATGGTTATACTATTTTCAATGTTACTGCCTCCATATTGCGTAAATTCCGGTGTGGGATTATAGTTTGTATCTCCATGCATCATTACATGTAATGTTCCGCTTGCTGAATATATCCATAATCGTTTCCCATCTTTCTTCCATTTTTTGGCAAGCCTCTTAAATGAATCAATTAGCTTGCATTCTTCTTCCGTGCATTCTATTCCGGCTTCTGTTCTGTATTTGCTCATATCTTTTTAAAGTTTATCTATTATTTTGTCACCCATTTCCTGCCATTCATCACTCACGCTTATAACCAATCCTATGACAGTGAGTGATAATAACAACGTAAAAATAAGCCATAACAGAAAGCAGATAAAAACACATATATACCTCATGATTTTTTAGTTGTTAGATAAAAGCAAAATCGGTTCATTTGACTCCGCAATTGCTTTTATTTGTTCTGGATTGATAAAACTCTTAATTTGTTCACTTATCTTACAAATAGATTTGATCATATCAACGAATAATTTTGAGGTGCATTCGTTGCATTCCACTTCCATTACCGGCTTATATCGATTGTATGACATACCTGCTACACAATTCAGCCAGTGTGTATAAGTTCCTTTTTCTGCATTCAATCTATCGTATTCTACTTTTTTCTCTCCATTACCATATTCAATTACTCTTTTTAGAAATGGTTTTGCATAAATACTAAAACCGAAAGGTTCGGCATTTAAAGCATCTAAACGAGAAGTTCCATCTCTCCATTCTCCATTCTCATAGTTCCCTGTCCATTCCACAGAGGGGTTAGGAACAATGTCTCCGTTTTTGTCATAGGCAAATAAACAGAGAGTTTCTAACTGATACTTAATAACAGGTACTTCTTCTACTATTTTATAGCTTAAACACCTCTCCAGGACTTTCCTGATTTGATTTTCCAGATCAGAAAGTGATGTGCTATTGAAATATCCTTCGTTGCCTAATCTGTTGACAGGTAATTTGATCTTATAAGAATGAATCTTGTCCACATCTTCTTTTGATAAAGTAGTGGTAAACACTCCTTCTTTGGTGACATTCACTTTAACAGTTACAGATAAACTGTTATTGGTATTCTTTTCCGTTATATTTAGTGTTGTTAATGCTGCCATAATCAAATCTTTTTAAAATCAATTTGAATAAATATAATGCATTCCTGCTTCATATACCTTATGTATATCAGGGTCATTCTTGTCTTCCGGTTCCAATTCACTCTCTTCAAGAGTATAATCCCATTCAGAGTTGTAGTACATATTCTCATTTGTTTTCTCCAAGGAGCAATCTTTCATCAAATTCAGATATTCTCCCCAAACTGCAACTTCCTGCTGTTGCTCTTCTTCTGTCATAAGAGATATTTTGTCTTTCAATTCTTTCCAAGTCATAGCTTGATTTATAAAAGGTGATTACTAATTTATTCCACATCAAAAAGTTGATCCAATACCAATAATTCTGCATTCATATCTTCATCTTTTTGGAAACGAACCTTTATGTTTCCGAACTTAGATGTTTTAAATAAGATGTAAGGATTCATATCTTCGGCAGTCACCGGCTTATACTCCTTAACTTCCGACATCTTGAGATACCAGTCACCTATTTTCACAAATTTGGAGAAGACAGAACACAAATGCGCTTTCACGGACAGTATTTCCCTTTTATCTTTAAAGGGTATAATTTCCTCCTTCCCTCTTATCCTGATTGATAGGAAAGGACGAATGTTGTCTGTTTCATTTTGGAATCTGAAGCCTGTTATGGCTTGCTTTGGGATTCTTCTCCCCATTAATACAAAATAGCTCATTGTTGAAAATATTTAATTAGACATAAATATACAAGTTTTACTAAGATATCCTTCTGTCATCTCTATGAAATTCACACAATCTAATTTGCTTAACTTGTAAATCAATGCCGGATTGTGTACTATGGCTATAATTTGTGTTTGTGGTTTATGGAATGACAATACATTATAAATTTGCATTATGTTATCAATATCAAGATTCCTGTCTGGCTCATCCATGAGAACCGTGTATTCAAAACTGCTTTTTGTTAATGCTATGCGGTTTCTTTTATAATACTTCAACAGGTTATCAATTCTTTTAATCCAAAACGCATTTGATTTTTTCTTGTATTCTACAAGATCTTGTATTGGAAACGTATAATCCTTCTGACTGAACATTAAATTGAAAAGCGATTCCAATGATAACACCACTTTCTCTCCATAAGATTTTCGAATATTATTCACATACAAATCTAAATTGCTGATGTTTTTCAATATACTATCTCGATTCATCTCCGCCGATGGCAATAAACGGAATACTTTCCCTGCATAATCGGATGATATGTCAATCCCATCAAAAACCTTATCATCGTCATCAAATATAGGTGGAAAATCCAGTGCCTCGGTCGGCATTTCAGAGCACATGGATTTCTCGCATAACGCATACATTGATATGATGTTAAGCAAGGTTGATTTTCCGCTACCGTTTTTACCTATAATTACATTCACTCCTGGCTTGAAAATAAATTTCTTGCCATTTTCAAATGCTTCTATATCCGAAACATATTCAAATGGAGTTTTTGTATTGTCTTTTATTTTTACCGATGTTATCATTGTAATTCTTTTTAAAAATCAATTACCGTCCGAACCATGTCTCCGATGTGCTTGTTGCCGGTGCCCGTGAGACCACTGGAGAAGACCACGTACCACGCGACGGCCTGGCTGCTCTCAGTACTGGACCAATACCACGTCGAGGAGAGGGGAGATGCCGAAACATAAGTGAATGCTTTGTTTAGTTCGTCCATATAATGGGCCATTAAATTTAATTGACCAAGAGATGGTATATACTCGCCATCTTCCAGCAGATTTCTCAATTTTGGATTTCTGGCTACAAGGCGTTCCGTATTGCCGCGTCCGTCAATGTCAAACAGCGCATCACATTCACGTTCGTAATATGTCCCACTTCCGGATTCTTCACGGCTATCATCGTCAAGCAATTGTACGATATCATGTTCCGTCAGTGAGATTGCAAATGACATGTATCTGTGCTTCAACCCAATGTATCGTACACAATCTTTGGAGTTATCGCCGGTAAACGGCTCTACATGTCCATCTTTGTAGATTATATACAGTCCATCAGTTGACTTTTTCTTATCCTCTTCGGATGGTACTCTGTTTTCACATGTACATTTCTCACTTTTGGATCTTACGATTATATTCAACTCATTTAATACATGATCCCTGATGACGCTCTCGCACGCTCTTCTTACAAAATTATGATCTCTTTGTTTAAGCTCATCTGTTACCATACATCTGATCCAATGTTCTATCTGATTGTTTCCTCCGTATGTATTAAGCATACACCGTTTTACGAGTTTTTCCAATAATGGCTCTATGTTTTTGATTATATCTTCTTTGGTAAGGTGAAGTTCATTTAATATATAGTTCCTTACTGCCTTGTATTCTTTACTTGTGCTCATAATATACCGATTTAACATTGTGAATCATATTTTCTTTCTCTCCCGCTGTCTTCCCCTATCGGATTGTCCCATCCATATTTTACAGCCGTAGCTTTAAATAGAGGGAGTCCATAAAATGCATAATCATCCTCACTCCAGCCTTCAAGACCTTCTTCCAGAATGTAGTTCCACATCATCACACATTCAAACATCAAACTGGCTGATATTCCTCTCTGATTTAATGCCTTTTCAAAACCGAATCTTACGTCTTCTTCAAGCTGTTTCAGGACATTTTCTCTGGTAAATTCAACTACAGTACTGTTCCACTTTTCCTCGTTGTCATATTCTTCATTCGGCTCCATACCGAAATCCTTTATCATGCTATATGGAACAAATTTAGCCAGTCTGTTAAAATCTCTACCGTCTAAACATTTTGATGTTAATTCTTTAAGTTGTTCTAATGTTTTCATAAGCAATTTTGTTTTATAGGTTAATCCCATCCTCCAGTAGCATACAAAGATACATCTTCCTCATCTACATTTACACCTTTAAGAGCCTGTAGAAGTTTTTTCTTTGTCTCCCGGCACATATTGTAACCATATCCTTTATACCGATATGAGCGTTCCCATGTGCTTACTGGAAAAGGAATATTTTCATCAATGACCAGTCTCTTCATATGAAGATGTTCGAAGAATTTCTCATGGTAGAGTAGTTTGTACTCGTATGCTACTATACTTGCAGATGAGAATGGAAAATAATCATCTTCCTCTTCTTCGTATTCCTCTTCTTCGTATTTAGGCTCCTTGTAGTAAGCCATTTTTGCCACAGTAAAGTCGAAGCTCCTGAGAATCTCTTCTGGCTTTCCGAACTCTGACTCTATGAACTCTACCCATACCTTTTCTCCCTCTTTCTGGAATGCGCATACCTTCTCATTCCTGTACTTAAATTTCCATCCTTCTTTCTGATGTTTTTCATCATTGAACAAATCAACAGCTTCCTGAAAATCGTCTTCGCTTTCAAAGAAAATATCAATATCTTTTACTTTTTCTCCGGAAAGGATATTCTTAAAACATCCACCAGCTATGAATCCTTTGTGGCCTTCCATATACTTGTCAAGCCATCTTATTTGCCAGAAATTATCTGGAGTATCTATTACAAAATTATTCATATTGTTTATGTTTTGCCGTTACCAAGCGAGATAAAAATTCCGCTTCACAATAATACAATGAGTGTAATTACTCAGGTCGATTCCGTTGTCCGTAAATGCATCCAGGACCCGTTTTTCCACGTATTTGAGTTTTACTGTTATCCCCTTCTCAAACACTTCTATTAACTTCTCATTGCACTCAATAGGTCCAATAAGACAGTATCTATTCGAGGGACTGTCTTATATACAATATGTCTGACATCCTAACATGTTGCTTAAAATATTCTCATACATATTTTCTATATTTTACAATTCTTAGCTATGTTACTTAATTCAGCGGTCATTATCAAATCTGATAGTGACCGCCCCGCATGCACATTTTTGAATAAATTTTACTTTTAATAATTTTCTCATTAGAGTTATCCTCTATTTACTTTTTTCTTTATTTCTTCCGCGATCTCTTCTAATGTTGTTGGAGATAAATAATCATCTACCCTCAACTCTCTTACATAACCTAAGCAATCCAGACCCTTAGCGTCTATTTTCTGCCTCTCTTCGTCGACCCATCTTAAAGTGCCATTTTCTCCACATTCCGGGCATTTATCTGCCCCACATGGAAGAAGCATTTGCGCCCCACATAAGACACATCTCACCCAGTCTCCATGCTGCACCCCTTTGTATGTTATTGTTTTCATATTTGTTATCCATTTTTATTAGTTCCTAAAAGATGCTCATTTCCTTGGTATGGAATACACTCTTTGTATCTCAAACCTCCCAAGCATTCATATTTGTATTCTTCTTCTCTTACTCTGGCAAATAAGTGTAGATTCCAATTTCCCAAATTGCTTGCTCTCACCAAGACTTGATCGAATGGCTTAAAATCGCATTTCTTTTCTTTAGTCAGCAAGTATTCGTACTCACTTAGATATTGTTTTATTATTCCTGCTTTTTTAAGGTTTTCTGTATTAGCAATTCTTTCAGCAAAAGATTTTTTCTCTTCCTCTGTGGCTAATCTAACATACTTGGATTTATCCTCACCACACACACTTGTCCATATTGGAACTTCTTCAGATGTAATCTCGCCATATGCCGATATACCATATATGCATCCCATATCTCCTTCTCTATTAATAATACCATTATATATAAATGGGTTCCCAAGCGTGCTTATTAATACATCTCCTTTCTTAAAATACGCTCCAGCCTCTACTTCCAATTCCAGAACGTTGTTGAAAAAAGTACGACCTTCTGTATCGGCATATATAGCACTTATCCCAGATTCATCTTTTTTTACAAAAAGTAAATTATAACGATCTGCACAGTCTTTTGACTCATATACAAATTCTATTTTAATATTACCAATTAATACTGAACCTTCTATTTCTCCGCTTTTAATTTTTCTCGCCGTATTTAAATCAAACGGAACAATAATTGGATTTTCCATATCTTTTTATTTTTAATTACTTGAGTTCAACTTATAAATGCAACTTTTTGGGTGCGGATAATAAGCAATAAAAACATTTATTTTTCAGAGAGGAAAGAGAGACAATGTCCCCCTTTC